CAGGGACAGAGCGGATCGTTACCGGGGCAGCTTCGCATCACAGGTTCAGGTTGGGGCGTTAGTGGGGCAAAATAATCACAAAATACAGGTTCAGAGGCCAGTTTCGGGCTGGCCTCTCTTTTTTGCTTGTTGATTTTAAAGGGGTTTTGGTGAGCCGGGCGGGACTCGAACCCGCGACCCTGTGATTAAAAGGAATAGGGTTTTGCGAAATCGAGCCCATAGAATCAGCAATTTACGTGATAGGTTGGGGCGTTAGTGGGGCAGAAAAACATCTAATTCACCGGCCCCTGGGGCAGTGCTTCCGTACGGAATACCTGCCTGCTCAAGTCGCTCAATTGCCGGCGGCGGCGCTCGATGGAGCGGATCGTATAGGCCTCGGTCTGCTTCGCATTGGAGTGCCCCATGTTGGCCTGGCGGTCGCTGATCTCCACATCGTTTTCTTCCAGCAGAGTGGTGTGCGTGCGCCGGAAAACGTGCCAGCTCAACCAGGGCATGCCCAGCTCTTCGCCCACCTTTTTCAACTCCCGGTTCGCCAGGTTGTGCGAGTCCACCGGCGTGCCGTTCCTGGAGACGAAAACGAAGTCATCAGGGCCGGTGAATTTGTCGCGCTGCTTCATCGCCGCGAGCATCTCCAGGATCTCCCCCGGGAGTGGAATCATGCGCAGGCGCTTCTTACGTTTCGGCGATTCCAGCCTCCCGAGATTCCATTGCTTGGCGACCACGAGCACGCGCGGCGGCACCGCCTTGCCGTCCACGATCATGGGCTTGTCGGCGAGGTTCACGCGCTTCCATTGCAGCCCGATAATCTCGGCGACGTTCATCGAGGTCAAGGTAGCGAGCAGGGACATTTCACGGGCCGGAGATTTCAACTTCGCCAGGACCGCTTCCAGCTGGTCGAGATCGAGAGCATGCAAATCCTTGACCGCCTCCATCTCGGGCGTGACGATCTCCCGGGCCGGATTGTCGCCCTTGAACCAGCCCTTGCTCTTGGCGTGTTTGATGATCGCCGAGCAGGTGGTTTTGATGTGCTTGATCGTGGCCGGCGCCACCTCGCGCTTGATCATCCCCGTGACCAGTTGCTGGATGCGGGTGTGGTCGAGATCGCGCAGGCGGACGTCGTCCAGGTAGGGCCAGCCCTTGACCTCGACGCGGGCCTTGGTCTTCTTGGCAAACTCCGCCGTCGTCGGCCTGCCGAAAATCCGGTTGACCGTGTCCGGCTTGAGAATGTCCTTCAGGCGGCTGCGGTAAAAAATCTGCGTGTTGGCTTTTTTAGGCAGGACGTGTTCGGGATACCAGTGGTGCTCGACGAAGTACTCGACCGTCATCACGCTCTGCGGTGTGGTCACATTCTGGTCGAGCTTCGAAAGGTGGTCATCCCAGGCGATGCGCCGGGCCTCCTTCTCGGTGAGCTTCCCCGCCCCCTCGCACGGCCCGATCCTTAACCGCGGCGACCGCCCCTGGCCAAGCGAGCCGTCTTCTTTGATCACCGGCTCGCGCCATCGAAGCGTCCACCATCCGTTGCGCTGCTCCAGTTCACCCTGTTGCTGTAGTCTGCGTCTGCCCAAAACTGTCACCTCTGCCCAAATGGTAACAGGTTCATATGTGGATTGCATAGAATTTCTCTTTTCTACAGAAGTTTCGATTCTTGCGGATTACGATCTTACGCCCCAGGTAAGCTTCTTGACCTTTTCGCGCAGCGCATCCAGCTCCTGGTCGGCGCCGGCCTCGCCCTCTTCCAGGGCGCAGAAGCCGGCGCGCAGCACATCCACCAGGAGCCTGGCCTCCTTGGCACTCAGGCCGCGCGACTCCGCGGATGGCGGAATGTACCCCGATGACCTCGACGGCTTCGATGGCGGCGGCGGCCCGCCCGGCCCGAAGCGGCGCGCGTATTCCTCGTCCACCGCCCGGCGCAGGGGCGGGTACAGGTCTTCCGCCTTGTTCAGCCAGACCAGGTAGTCGTCCGGCAGCTCCTCTAGCGGCGCCCCTTTATGCTTCCCAAAGGGCATGTCCATGGCTTTACTCCACTACGATGTTGAAGGCCGACAAGGGCCGGTTCGGCCTGCCATCGGCCCGGAACTGGTGGCAGGTACAATTCGGGCTGGCATGCACCAGGAGGATCGCGTCCATCAAGCCGAAGCGCGTGGCCTGGCCCCGGTCGGGCGTACAGATCAGCCGGCCACCGTCGTACTCGCCGCCGCCAGGCAGGTGGTAGTCGGGATCGTAGCTGATCACATACTGGCCGTTCATCTCGTGCGGCTCACCGCTACGCAGGCCCAGCAAGCGAATGGTCTTCATCTTGGCCGCACACCCTCCTTCACCTCTTCCGCCCAGGTGAAGCGGAACAGATAAAGCTCCAGGGCGTCGTCCGCACACTTTGCCGCCATGTCCACCGCCTCCTCCACACTGGTTTCCGCCAGTGCCAGGAAGGCCGCCAGGGCCGTCAGATACGCACGTTCCCAGACCGCCGCTTTCGTTTCGGTGGTGATTTTCACATTACCGCCTTGCCGGTAGCTTCCCTCTTCCTCTGAGCCCCTTCCTGCCCCCTGCTCACTACCCTGAATACCAGGCGGTTGTCGTCGTTCTTCAGGCCGACGTTGTACTGCTGAATTATCACCTGCGCCACCGCCACGGCAAGCCGGCACTTTACCATTGCCTGGGCCTTGGCCGCTCCGATTATCGTGGGCGGCGCCACGCGCTTCAGTCTCTCGGCCATGCGTTTAGGGTTTAGCCCCGGGCAGCTTAGGATTACCTGGCCCAGGCCCTCCACGATCAAACCCTCCAATGACGCAGTCACATATCCCCAAGCCCCGCCAATGATGTGAAACAGCATGTTCATATCGCTCTGGCCGATGCGTCTGTGAACCGACACCAGGACCGCCGGACAGCGCAGTATCCCATCAGTCATGCCCTGCCCGACATGGAGCCCGTGATTCGCCAGTACCTCTTCAATTTCGACGATGTTGGGATGCTCGGCCCCGACCTCGTTGCGATAGGTGTCAATCGCCGATACCCCTTTCCTTTTGTTCAGATCGAGAAACCGGTCATGGGCTTCCTTGTCACTCTGAACATCGGTGTGGATGATCATGGTGACGAACTCTTCACCGAAGCCCAGCTCCTTGGCGGCGGTGGAGCAGTGCTGCCCATCGACCACCAGCGTCTGGGTGATGCCGTTGCGCGGATAGCGCACTGCGGCCACCACGGGAACACTGAGCCGGAACTTTTTCTTTAAGTCCCGCACCCAATGCGGCCTTAAGGCTCGCTGCGCCGTGGGATGCATGATCAGGTCCTTATACTTGACCCGGACCCGGACCTGCGTGCAGTCGTCTTCCTTTTCCGGTGGCAGGATTGCCACCAGGTGACCGTTAACCTCTAGCTGCCGAGATGTATTCACGATGTTGCCTCCTTTTTGGCTCGGACCATCTCTTTTTCCCAACTCGTTAGTAGCCGCCGCGATTGATGGATGTCCTTCAGTTCCTCATCGAGCGGCCCATGACGCCAGGCCCCTACCAGGTCTACGTCCCTCATAAGGGCGCCAATATAATTGACAAGATGGAGGGCAACTTCTCCGACCAGGCTGTGCGCCGTCCGGTCTTTCAGCCGTTGCTTCTGGTTCGGGGGGCGCTGCGACGCATCCCCGCGCCCATTCCCATGCCCATGCCCATTCCCTTGCCCTGAAATCATGGCGCGGTAGGCCGACTCCGCACCCATCTCCCCTCTCACGATCCGGGGAAAATACATATCTGGACTGCGCCGGTAAACAGTCGCGGTGCGCTCCAGGATATTCCTCGACAGGCCCGTCTCGCGGCATATCCGCTCCAGCGAGGCCTCAACATCCGCGCCACGTTTATTGATTTGTTGCAGAAACGGCGTCGCCAACACGATGGCGGCAGCCCGTTGGCCCTTGCTTAGATCGTCCATATCCGCCTCATTCTGTCCAGCCACCCAGGTCACCAGGTACAAACTCTCCCGGCGGCTGATTAGCTCGTAGTCAATTTGTTTGGCCTGGCGGGCGTCGCGCAGAATACGGCCAGGGGAGCCCGGCGCCGTGAACGGGTCACGATTCAACACGTACCGGCGCAAGTCCTCCTCGAAAAATTGCCGGCCTATATGCGCGCGGCAGAACTCCACCACGATGGGGTTGATCTTGGCCCCCACCCGCTCTAAATTTTCTGCCTGCTCTTCGTCACGCATTGGGCGCCCCTTTGGCCTGCCGCAGCTCCGCGGCGCGCCGCTGCACACGTTCATAGTTTGTGAGGCACTTGGGACAGAGCCCCTCTGGAAAATGGTTGAGCTTGACGCGCATGCGGCGTGGCCGCGACTCGGTGGCCTTCACGCAGCAGTAGGTCACGCCGCGGTCGAACTTCAGCACCGGGTGCTGCACCCGGCCCTTCTCGCGCGACAGCTCGACGTCGTCGAATTTGTTCTCGGCCCAGGCCTCGGCCTCGCGTTGCAGCAGGATGACGTGATACCGCCGGTTGAGACACTCCTCGCAGACTGTCCCCACAAACTTCCGGTCATCCAGCGGCGCGCCGCATTCTGGGCATACCAGAAACGGCGCCGGGATCATGGGTTGGACCCATGCCTCCGCGGGTTGCCCTCGCTATCGTAGTCGAAGGACATGGGCGGGTCTTCCACCCTCACCGCCATATCCAGTTGCCGCTTCTTGATAAACGCCAGGTGCTCCTGGAAGCTCTTGTCGCTGCCGTCCAGGACCCACGAGAGCGCGCACAAAGCGCCCGCGTGGAATTCGAAGGTAGGGAATACGGCGTCGCTCTTGCCCTTCTCGCGCAGGAACTTGCGCGCCAGATTTACCAGGCCCTGGGCCTGTTGAACCTCTTCCTGGCTACGCATGGCATCATCTCCCCGCCTTGCGCGCCCGCGCCTTTTTCTTGGCGGGTTTGTGGCCATTAGTGCGCTTGACCGGCGCCATGACGGCGGCGGCCTGGGCGATGGATTTGAGGAACTGCTCGTGGTGGTCTTTGAGCATCTCGTCCACCTGGTCCTGCGGAATACCGATCTCCTGGCAGAACGTGATCACACGCGGGATCGGAATCAGAATCTGGGCGCGCTGGCCGCCCCTTGGTGTACGGATGACCTCTTTGTCTTTGTCGAACCAGCGCCGGATGGTGACCGGATGCCGGCTCAGGTATTTGCCGAATTCATGGAGTGTAAAAGAACGCTCCGCTAAAGATTGCACGGCCATAAGCAGGGCGCCCCCATCGCGCCCAATGGTAATGCATAGTTTCGGCGGGTCGGGACTGGCGGCCCAGCACACGGCTCAGATCCCCGGATGGGCGTAGGCTCGATGCCCGGAGGCAGGAAGTCAGCTCTTGCGGTACAAATGTCCGATGCTTCGATTTAGAAACTACAAAAGAAATCTAGGAGTCTCTCGACTCGCCTGAAAGCATATGCAAAAGTTCACCCGTGGTCAAGGGCCGATTTTTACAATTTGTTCGCTTTATCCCAGACCGTGTAAGTCGGGTTGCAGAGGGTAAAAACTCCTTAGTTTGTCAAACTTACACTAGTGCAGTGATCCCACTTTTCCACAGTGTCCTTGAAATCTTCACTAATTCGAAAGTTCTCACAAACTTGCACACCAACTGTTGGTGGTTTTCCGCTGATTTCCACAGGCTCGCATTAGTCAAGCTCGGGGAATTTCCTAAGAAAATTATTCCTGGCCGGTTTCCGGCGCCGGAGGGAAAGCCTGCTGCGCGCGGTCGCTGGCCGATTCCTGGCCCTTGAAGGAGCGTTCGCTGGCGCCTTCCTGGCTCTTGTGATCGCGGCCCGCGGCGCCCTCCTGAATATCCACCAAATGCGCCATGGCGCCCTGCCTCTCCTTGCTGCCGAGAGCGGTCATCTTGTGATAGTGGTCGAGCCCCTTCTGGCGCTCGGTGGAGGCCAGGCCCGCATGCGAAACGCCGGCCTGGATGGTGGTGCGCTGGAGGTCGCCCTGGATCTCCGCCTGAGTGCGCCGTTCGGCGGACTGTAGCTTGGCCTGGTCGGTCTGCGTCTTGGCCGCCAGCTTCTGCTGCTCCAGCGCCAGCTTCGCCTGGTCGGTCTGGAGTTTGCCCTGGATACCCTGCTGCTTGATCTCCAGCTCCTTCTGCTGCAGCTGCAGCATCGGGTCCTGCTGCGCCTGCTGCGCCTGGGCCTGCTGCGCCGCGGCCTGGTTCTGCTGCAAGAGCTTCTGCGCGGCCTGGGCCTGGATGTTACTAAGTTGGCCCTCCACCTCGGGAGGCAGCTTGGTGGACTCCGCCGGCAGGGGCACGCCCATCTGGCGCTCGATGCCCTGGCGGTATTCGTAGGCCATGTGCTCGGCGATGTGGCTCTGGGCGGCGCTCATGATACTCGGCATGAGCGGCGTCTGGCCCAGGCCCTGCTGAACTTTCGGGTCCTGCATGAACATACGGTGGACCTGTAAGTGCGCCGTGTGGTCCTGCCATTCGTAGACCTTACACGGCTTACTGGTCATGATGGCCATGTTCTCGCTCACCGGGTCGGCGGGCGGCACGTCGGTCTTGTCGGGCACGATCTGATTGCAATTATCGATGCCAAGCACTTCTAACATGCTGCGATGCAGTAACGGCAAGTTATAAAGCTGCGGCGCCTGGGCGGATAACTGTAAGGCCGCCTGATATTCCATCACCCGTTGCGCCATTGTCGCGCTCGCCGGATCACTTACTGGCACGATAGAGAGTTGCTGCGCGTAGTCCTCGGCCTTGGCGTTCTTACTGGCGTTGACCGGCTCGTACTCGTAGACCTGCGGCGTGTAGTCGCGCACGATCTCGGCGAGGATGGTCAGCTCTCTGCCCAGCGTGGTGTGCAGCCGGGCCTGCACGGCGCTGATGACCTCGGTCGCCCGCTCGATCAGGGCCAGCATGGTGCCCACCGGCGCGTTCTGGCTGGAGGTGGTGATATCCAGTTCGGCGATGGACGCGAAGCTCTTGCCCTCGCTTACTAACATCTGCAGTAACTGGAAGAGAACCGCGCTCGGCTCCTTGTAAGGCAACGGGTAGACGCAGTCGGCGATCTTACCGGTGGGAATGTCAACGTCGCGCCATTCACCGGGCATGATCGGGTCGTTGTCGCCTTTGACCCGCATGCCCCGGGTCTTGAGTCCGCCCGGCAGATTGGCCAAGGTGCCGGCGTCCACCAGCTGCCGCAGGATCGAGGTACAGCCCTTGCCGATGCCGCCGATCAGGTGGACCAGGCCGAGGCCGTAGGCGCCCTTCCAGGGCACATAGCGGTAGTGGCAGAAGTAGAGAACCTTGCGCCGCTCGGGATCGGCCTGGCGCCAGTTGCGGCGCACCGCCAGGACCTGGTTGCTACTGGTTTCGATGGTGACGATGTAGGGCGCCGGCTCGTCGCCGTCGTCCAGCTCGTCGAGTTGCAGATCGGCATGGACCTCGCGCAGAGTCAGCAGGTCGTTGGTCGAGTAACTGGGCGACATGCCGCCCAGGCGGGTCACCTTCTCCTCGATCCGGTCGAGCGAGATCGGCGTCTCCGAGATCGGACAATCGCGGTAGAAGCCGCGGCCCTGCAGGCGCAGGATATCGGCGTAGGACTGCTTCAGCTGGTGCGTGTAGCGCGGGCAGGTTTCCAGATTCGGAAACCCGTACGGCTGGATGAAATCGTTGGCGGCCACATACTGCGCTACCGGACGCTTCAGCAGGGGATCGTAATACACCTTGCGGAAGGCCGAGCCATCGACCGGGAGAGCGAAGAGCAGCTGCTCGGTTTCGTCCCGGTATTCCGGCATCTTCTCCACGATCCAGTGGTTGAGGTCCTTGGCCACCCTCTCGGCCTGGGCCAGCTTCGCCTGGTTGGCCTCGCCGATCACCTTGGCCTGCGCCGGGCCTTCACTGGGGAAGAGGCGCGTGATGGATTTACTCTGGAAGCGGACCGCGGCCTCCAGGATCATGGGATGCACGATGCCGCAGGCGCCGGCCCAGGGGATGGTGCGATCTATGGTCTTGATGCCCAACAGATCCATGCCGTCGATCAGGGCCGTTTCCCAGTCCTTGCGGCTGTTGAGATCTTCGTCCACGGCCTCGCGCAGCTCGCTCGCCAAATGCTGCAAGGCCTGCTCGCTGAGTACCTCGGCTAGGTTCACATCGAAAGGCAGCCCGCCCAGGCCGCCGCCGGACTCGTCGTCGCCGTAACGGATCTCCATGCCGCCATCGGGCATGGAAACCGCCCGGCCCTGGTCCGCCGGTGTATCGAGCACCGACAAGCCAGGCCCGGGCGATTCTAATCCGTTAGTAGGTACTGGAACCCGGTCAATCATCAGTTACTCCCACCAAGGCAAAAGCCGGACGTCCTCCAAGCTCCCCCAGAGTAAGTCGGAACGCCCGGCCCCTACCACTTATGCTCCCGGCGAACCATAGATACCGAGAGGATCGCTGGCGCCGAAGGAATACCTTTCCCTCGCTTTGTACCTTACATTGCCCGTATCAAAATCTCCGTCATTGTCCGTCTTCAGGCTGACTCTGACGAAGTGTTTCAGACCATTGGGTATGTCGGTGATGAGCCACCAGGCATCGGGATCGGTGATGTAGTGATTCACAAAATACCCCTCGGGGATGGTCCCGTTGGTGTACAGTGCGTTCACATCGTTGTCGGCAGTGCCGGGACGGTACTGCGAGCGCAACGTGCGCGTGGCGGTGAAGACCAGACCCGCGGGGATGATCAGCTTGCGGGGCTTGCCCGCGACCAGGAGGCCGCGGTCGTCCACCCACAGCGAGATCGTGGTCGCCGCGTTCTCCAACGACGTTTCGTTGAGATCCGCGGGCGTGGCCGGCGTGTTGGCGTTGACCGTGCCGGCGGCCACCAGCGGGTGGTTGAGGTCGCACAGTGGCTTGCCATCGCCCATCGGGTACAACGGGTCGAAGGAGCGGTTCAGAACCGCGGCGCCCTTGGTCTGCTTGGTGTGCGCCATCGAGCGGGCCAGGGCCTTGGTGTAGCGCGCCGAGAGCGAATCGTACAGGTTGTCTTCCACCGCTTCCTCGGTGATGGAAAAGCCCATGGCGATTGTCTCGTGGGTATAGCGCGCGACGTAGGATTCCTGGGCCTCATCGTACGTGATGGCCTCGCCTTCCGGCTTGATGGGGGCGGCCCCGAAGCCGGTGATCTTCACCTCTTCCTCAAAACTACGCTCGGAATTCTCGATGGTGAAAATCTCCTTGTGCTCTTCCTGATACCGCTTGTATTCCAGCCCGAACAAGGCGTTCAGACCAGGCATCAATTCTTTTAGTAGTTGTGCTCTTGAGATGGCCATTGTCTGATCTCCTTATTGACCCAGCGGGTTCTCCGTTCGGTGGACGCCGACATTCCACTTCACCAGCAGATCGGTGAAAGCGTCGCCCGGCGTGGAGCCAGGCATATCGAGGAAGCCGACAATGCGCAGTGCAATGCCGGTGGTTGTGGCCGCGGCGCCCGCGGCGAAAGTACTGTCTCCCGTGGCGACGTTGCCGGCGCCGGGGACCAGCGCGGCGTTCAAGCCGATGGCCGTGGCCGCCACCGTACCGGAGGACTGAACCTTGAAGATCAGATCCGGGTTATCGGCGATCTTGAATTTGACGTTCTTCAGGCCGGCAGTGATGCCGCCGGCGGGGAACGACTGGGCGTTGACGAACCCGCGGACCGGGTCCTGGTATTCGCAGCCCATGAACACGCCAATCGGCGAACTGGCGGTCAAGGCGACGGTCGGAGATGCCGTGACTGGCACCACTGAACCGCCCACAAGGCCGACCGGATCGCCGAAGAAAAAACCAGTGGCTGAGTTCACGGTCACTGGATAGGAGCGGGTGGACCCCGCATAGGGCGTGCCTCCCTCCAGCTGCACCGGCCTCAACCCGTAGGGACTGGCAGTCGCTGCCATAGCTTATCTCTCCGTTTTGTTGGCTGCGTTAATGTCGCGCAGGCGCGAGGCCTGCGTGTGGTGATCGCCGGGTTGTAGCCGGGCCAATGCGAAACCGGTGCAGTCGTTACTTCGCGTTGGTCGGCAGTTGCGCGCTTGCTCCCGAATCGCGTCTAGCGTCGGGACCAAAGCGGGTCCGCGATTCCACGTTCCTGAAAATGGTGCGCAGCCTGGGATCTTGTTCGGCCATCAGCTGCGAATCGACGGCCTTCATCTGCTGCGTGGTCTGCCCACGGTAATAGTCATTGCGGGCCTTCACGGCCTCATCGGAGATGCTGCACAACAACAGACCGCCGACCTCGATGCTATCGGGGAATCGACTGTCCTTGTCGGATAGGATTTGCAGTTCGGGATGTTCCGCGGCCTTCACCGGAACCCATCCTTCCCTGAGACGACGGGACACATTGGTTGCATCGGACTGACCGCCGGCGGCGGTGCGAATCCAACGGAATTTCTTGCCGGGCCTGGGCGCGGGATCGGGCAGAGAGTTAGAGGGCTGCCAGGCCATGGGGCGCGTTTCCGCGGCCCTGGTTTCGGATTCTCTCGGCGTTCGGTCAGCCATAACTAAGCTCCCTGCTCCATTGCCAGCTGCGCCGCATACTGCTCGGGCGTAATCCCGATCTTGCGCGCCAGCCGCACCTGCGACTCACTCAGCCGGATGACGCGGGTGCGGCCAGCGTTCGTAGCGCCGGCTACGCTACGAGTGCCGCCCGCCACTGCCAGCGGACGGGATCTGGTTTCTTCTCGATCCTGATCTTCACGGTCATTATGACCGTTTCCGTTGCCGTTTGCAGGGAAATGCTCGGCCAGGCGCTCGTCGATGGTTTTCCAGTAGAGGTCGGGATGGCTATTGGCGGTGATGCCGCGGCGCGCCAGGTGCTCATGCACGCCCTTGGCGAAGCCGGTGCGCTCCTCCTCGCCCGGCTTGTCCCACCAGGGATTCTTGGCGAACCACTGCTGCGTGCGCGCGTCCGGCTGCGGCCTGGCCTGCTGCTGCTGCGGCGGCGGGTCGTCGTCGTACTCCTCGCGAGGGCTGGACTGCAGCAGGCTGAGACGCTCCTTCTCGGCCACGGCCCGGGCCAGCTTCTCGCCGGCGTCCACAATGTCGCCGGCCTGCCCGGCCTCCAGGGCCTGGCGGTTCATCTGCCGGGCGCGCTCGATCTCGGCGTCCACGCGCTGCACGGCCTGGTGGACCACGGCCTGCTCGGTGCGGGCCACGTTCTTCTTCAGCTCCACGTTCTCGCGGTAGAGGCGCTGCGCGGCGTCGCTCGCGGTGGTCAGATCGCGTTCCTTCTGCTCGCGCTGGCGCCGCTCCTCGTGGAAGGCGAAGCGCAGCTTCTTGATGCGGTCCTGGACCTCTTTACCGTATTTGCCGATCTCCTCGTCGCGTACGTCCAAGGATCGGGTATCGCCGCCCTTGAGGCGCGGCTTGTCTTCTTCCGGCTCGGAAATCACTTCCACCTGGACTTCCGGTTCCTGCTCTTCGATTTGGTCTTCTGCCATAAGCTATACCCGCTCGACCCGCTGGGGATCGCTCACCACCGCCTCCACGGTGTCGTCATTGATTAGCCGGTACTCCTCGCCGTCCACCTTGAACCGCGTGCCGGAATACTGGCGCATCATAATCACGTCGCCCGGCTGGCACCAGGCCTCGCCGGGGAATTTCTCGGGATCTTTGTAAGCCGTCTCGCCCAGGGCCAGGACTTCACCCAGGCAGGACGCGGTCTGCTCCTGCGAACGCGAGGTGTCGGGCCGATAGAGGCCGCTCGACATTTTGGCGTCGAGGTGCGGAATGCGCACCAGAATGCGATAGCCGGTGGGCCGCACCACGGCCAACACGCCGGCCAGGTTAACTTCGCCCACCGGGCTCATACGTCCTCCGCTCCGATCTGTTGCCGGATGTTGGTTAAAGCCGCCAGGCCGTAACGCAGCCCGCGGATTTCGCCTACCAGCTTACAGTACTCGGCATAATCGGTGGGGGCGCCCTTTGATAGTCCATCCAACACGGTTTGTAACCTCCCCTCTATTTCCTTGGCCAACAGATAGTCCAGGTCATTCACTGTCGTTCAGCGCCTCTAACATCGCCCGCCCGCCCCTGCTCATCGGCTTGGCCTGCTGCTCGTGGCCGTAGGCCTGGCGCCGCACTTCCTGGCGGAATTTGTCCAGACGGCGCGCGCCGGCGTTGGTCGAGCCGTCGCCGATCACCGCCACCGTGGGCGCATCGATCACATACTCGCCGTCGCTCAACAGCACCTTGCGACCGGTGGGCGTGGCCGCCTCGATCTTGTCATCCTGGCCGGAGCCAGGGCCGTGGAGCAGGCCGCCGACCTGCATGCCCGGCGGCGGCCCACCGCCGCCCAGGTCATCCTCGTCGCTATCCTGGGGGCCGCCCATGTCATCCTGGTCGGGCTCCTGGGACACCATCTGCTTCAGCTCCTCCAGGTCCTTTTCGCCAAAGGCCTCGACGAACCGCTGGATGGCCTTCTCGGGATCGGGATGCTGGCCGCGCAGGGCCGCCATAGCCTCGACCACAATCTGCTTCATGTCCTGGTCGCGCGGGGATAGCTGGTCGTCCGGCTCGGCCAGGTCCATGGCCGCTGGCGTGGGCTCGTCCATCGAGTCCGGCTCCTCGTAGTCGCCGCCCTCCTGCATCTTGGGAATGGACAGACGCATCCCCGGCACCGGGTTCGCACGCTTCATGGGATAGTTGTGAGGCTTACGCCGCAGGGGATCGGGCGCCTTGGGAATGCGGATCGCCAAAGACTTCTCCGGGCCGCCCGGGCCAAGGTGCTTTTCGATGTTACGGATCGGATTCATCATGTCATGCGTCTCCCTTCATCACCACGGTAAGCACCGGAACGCCACTGACCGTCGTCAAATACAGCGTGCCCACCGGCAGGCCCGCGGTGGTCGGCTGGCCCTTGATGTGGGGAATGTCGCCGGGAACATGGACCGGGTCAGTCATGATAAAGCGCGCCGCGACCACCTCGCCCAGGGCCTGGGCCTGGTTCATGTAGCTATTCAGGCTGCGCGCCAGGGCGGCGATATAGGCCTGGTCGTACTCGGGCGGTGCATCGGGCAGTGTTTGTCGGACCTGGCGTGCCATAGATCTACTTAATCAAGGCCCCGCCCGGATCTCCGAACAGTTTCAGGCCGATGACCAGGAATAGCAGGAAGCCGAGAAAGTGGCCGCCCCAGTTACGGTAGAACGGTTGTGCCGGATCGTAGTATCTCCAGAAGCCGAACAACAGCCAAATCACCATCAGAAGCCAGTACCAGAATGCAAGCGTCATATGGTTACCTCTCTCCATCCACCTGCAGGTCGCCCCGCAGGGTTCCCAGGCGCCAGCCGACGCCCAGGTGGTTGCTCTCGACGCGGAACGAGATCTGCCGGCTGCGCACCCGGATATGGGCCTGCTCGCTCGACGGCGTCACTGTAATGCGCGCGCGCACGTCCTTGAGGCCCAGGGCCGCGTTGCGCGTCAAGACGCTGATGCCCACGGTCTGCGTGCTGCTCGTGCCGCGGAACTGCACGTCGGGAATTAACCGCGAGAGGAAGAGGAAGTGGTCCCCGCCCTCCTGGTCAATGTCGCTGGACTCGATGTAGGCAGGTAGTACAGAGCCATCAGCGTCTGTCCCCAGCTCGTGGTAATACAGTACGTGAAAGTGCTTGGAGGCAGCAATGGGGTAGGTGCTGCGCCCCATGTCCAGCCAAGCGGTGCGCTCCATCCTGCCGATGGACCAGGACTGATCCACGTAATTGTAGATGACATACTTGTCGATCTCGTCGGAGGCCGCACTCGGGTAGAACCAGATAACCTCGCTGAAGGCATGGTTGTGCCCGGTGACGATCTTGTACTCCTGGGTGTAATTCAGGTCGCTGAAAATGTAGTCCTTCACCGTGCAGGGCAGCTCCTGCACCTGGCCGGTGTAGGCATAAAAAATTCCCCTGTCCATCCAGAAAAGCATGTTGCCGGCGTTGACGCTGGCGTTGGGGCCGATGATACTCAGGCCCTCGGCGATCACATCGAAGCCGAAGACGTAGGGCGTGCCGATGTAGCGCATGCTCCATAGGCCCAGATCGGTCCAGATCAGAATCTCCTGGCGGGTGCGTAGGCCGCTGATGATGTAGGAGCCCAGCGAGAGCCGCTGGCCGCCGGCGGAGGTATCGCGCCGCGGTTCCCACTCGTAGGCGTCCTCCTCGTGGCTCCAGCGCACCAGGAGCGGGTCCGGCTCGATGGCGCCGACCTCGTCGCAACCCAGGGCGATCAGGTGACGGTCATTGGGCGACACCAGGATCTGGGCCGCGAAGTTGGGCACCTGGTGGGGCGTGAAGGGCACACCGTTGATGGTTACGGCCTGGTTCAAGGGCAGCGCCGGCTTACCGACGCCCTGCTCCTGGTGCCAGTAATAGATCGGGCCGTGGCGGATGTTGGCGACCAGGTCCTCGCCGAAATTATCCATGTCCCACAATCTGATTTGATTGACGTCGAAGCCCACGGGATTGAGCAGGCGCGGATCGAAGCCGATGCCCCAACCGGTCCACTGGGCCGGGGCCAGGAGGTTGTTGGAACCGCCCCAGGGCGGGATGCCCCAGCCGGTGCCGACCAGCGCGTTATCCAGGCCCACCGGCACCTGGAAGGAGGCGCTCACCGTGCTGCCGCCGCCGCAGAGGCCCGTCGCCGTCATCGTACCCACGGCCCGGATGGTGAAGTAGTCGATATCGAGGATGCCGACCACCTTGAATTCGGCGTTGAGCGCCGCGGGCTGGAAGGTGTCCACCGCGGTAGTTACACCACTGATCAGGACAAAGTCGCCCGGACTGGTCATGCCGTGCAGGGGCACATGGACCTTCAGGATATCCGGCGCCGTGTAAGTGCAGATCGGGTTCGCCGGCAGCGGGTTGAAGATCTTGCGAATAGGTGTAATGTCGTAGTAGCTGTTGCCCCAGAGGATATAGAGCTTCTCGCTCGTGCCCATGGAAATGTAGCGGTCAAACTCGACGCTACTCCACTGGTGCAGGCAGCGGCACGTCCCCTGGAACTGCTCACGCGACACTGCCTGCCAGCCACCAATCTTTTCAGGATAGCCCTGGCGGAAGCGGATCTTGTCGCAGTCGAACCAGCCGCCGCTATTGGCGTACTGGGTCAGCTCTCTGACGATACCCGGGCGAAATTGGATTTTCTGGATCATGCCACCCGCGCTGGCGTCGCTTCCGGTACGGCCTCGGGCAGCTGGTCCAGCAAGGGGAACAGCCACTTGCGATCCGTCGCCGTGAGGAAGTGCGGCCACTCGTCAATGATCTTTCGCAGCTTATGCGCCTCGGCGTCGGTAACCTCAAACTCGCGCTCCGGCAGGCTCAAGTCCCAGTTCCAGGAGGGCATCTCGACGCCGTTCTGGGTGGCGGTCCGGTAGCCGATGGCCTCCTTCTCTTTGTCGTCCAGCTCCAGGCGCTCGCAGAGTTTGGATAACATGCGCACCTCGGCCACGTTGCCGCGCACCGTGCCCATCAGGGCAATCAAATTCAGTCGTTGTTGGTGATCTAAAGACAGTCTCATCCTTCACTTCTCTCCTCAGAGTATTTTGTTGACGGTGCCCTCAACGGCGCTCTGCAGAGCCGCGTCAGTGATGGTGGCGCCATCCTGCTGTACCGCCGGGTCCATGATCGTGGGCGGCTGAATCTGCGCCGCGATGGCATCGGGATTCTGCATGGCGGTAGTGGCCCACCGCTCGCGTGTATTGTGTGCCGGCACGCTCGGCAGCTCGATCATGATCGAGTCGGCGTACTTCAAGACGGCTACTTTGACCCGGCCCCGAAAGGCCATGTCGGTCATCAAGGCCGCGGACTCTTCGTATGTCATACACCCTCCAGAATTCGCAGCCGCTCGTTCAGTTCGCGCAGCGCGTTCATCATCATGTACTGCAATTCTCCCGTGTTCAGCGCCAGGACTTCCGTATCTTCGCCGGCGATCCTGCCGGGGCGACGATGGACACATTGCGGGATGATTGGCTCAACATCCTGCGCGGAAAAGCCTACCGCGCTCAAACCGTCCGGTATCTCGCACTCGCCGTTGTATTCCCAGGAAATGGGCTGCAGCTTAAGCAGGGTGTCCAGCCCTTCCTTGTAAGGCCGGATGTCACGCTTCAGGCGCCTGTCAGATGCCACAATCCAGACATTGCTCCCCGGCTTGGCTGCGGAGTCAGTCCCTAAGTGGAGTACATAGACCGGACCAGTGTTCGCAAGGCCCACCCCTCCGCCGTTACCGATAACCATCGCCGCATTCGGCGTACCGCTGAGGCCCGTGCGGAACCACATATTGCCGCTGACATCGGTCCCGATACCCGCCCAATTACTGGTGCCGCCGCTATAGAGCAGAATATTGGCATCGGTCTGCTGAAGCGCGGTTACGCCCCCAAGGGAATTACCGAGAAGAGTCTGGCCCTTCGCCGTACAACGGAAGCCGGTGTTGCTGTTAACCACCCCGGCGACATCGACCTTATATCCCGGCACTGCGACGCCCACACCGAAATTGCCGCCACCGAGATTGGCGACTACATTCCGCCATGCGACACCGCCGCTCAGACAATCAATCCGAAACGCCAGGTTGCCGTCAATAAACAGGCCACCAAAGGTATTCGGATTCGTGGCGCCCGCTATGTCACTGCCCAAGGTAACGTGAGTGGTCGCGTTGGACGAGATCGCCATCCACCCGTTCACGTTGAAAGTAGACACCGTGTACGGGCCGGTGTTGTTGAAGTTGACTGCGACTTGCCCGCCAGCGGGATTAAGATGGAGAGGACCGCCAACACCGCCAGTAATAGTTTGAATACATCCAGCCCACCCCGCAAAGGCTCCAAAGCCGATATTCAGACCGTAGGCTGTATTGTTCGACGACTCCCCGATGAATAACTGATTCGATGTCAAGGCAGTATTCGGACTGCCGTTAAACAAGGTAAGTGCCGACCCGGAGTGCGGCGGCGCACCCAGACCGACGACTAGATTAGGCTGGCCGAAGTTAAAGTATCCTGCACCATCTTTCTGGAAGGTGAAGACATTCGCGCCACCACCGAATCCGATGTAAGCACTTCTTCCGGCAGGGTCCACGAAGTCGATGTAACAGCCGCCCCCGGTGCTGATCGTCCCGAGAGTTTCGAGGCGCAACGTGGGATTGTTTCCTCCCTTAATATGAAATTGACCAACTGGCGCATTCTGATTTACGCCAACGACACCCGATGGCATAACTCGCAAGCCCGAGGCTCCATCGCATCCGAGGTGCAGAGCCTTCGCCCCAGTGCCATCCCGGCCATAGGCGATGATCGTCCCAAGGTTGAGTGGCGCATTATAGTGAATCTCCATCCCTACGCCGCTTCCAGGTGAGATAGAGCCACCGCATCGAATCGTCCCCGCAACATCAAGGCTCGTCTGCGGGTTAGTCATTCCCATACCTATGAAACCGCCGAGCGGATTCAATAGCAGGTTGTTCCAACTAACCCCGGCAATACCAGCTTCGATTCTGCCTACATTGCTCGTCGTATCGAAACTGAGCCAAAGCGCCTTCCTGGTGTCCGTTAATCCACCGACAGACAGCTGTGATCCCTGCCCACCTCCTACGGAGTCGGCCAGTATCATAGTTAATGCTCGTAGATGTATGGGCTGCCCCGATTGCGTCCTTACTTGGAACGGCCCATATGGAGAACCAGTAACGAATGAATATCCCGTAGCATCATAGCCAAGCTGTAGTAAATCTCCAGCACCATTTGCTCCAATATTGACGATGGTTCCCACTACTCCTGGGCCGCCAATGACCTGTAGGGGGGCGAGCGGATTACAGCCGATGCCAACATTGCCCGACGCCATGATCCGCATCCGCTCCGTCGCGCCACCGAAAAAAGCAATATGATGGCCAGCGTTAATATCTATCGCATCGCCTAAACCGCCAGTCCCGTTGCCTGTTGTGATCGAAGCATTGCGCCGATACACTTCCGTACCGCCGTTAGCCCCTCCTGGCGAGAAGTCCTTCCGAAAGAAGATGCCATGCTGCGCGAGGTTCTCCGTTGACCCTGCGTCGCCGAAGGCATCAAGCAGAATATTCCCGCCAGACAATGACAGACGCTCAGTTGGCGCGGTAGCTCCTATCCCCACCAGCCCCGCCGCCGTGAGCCGCATGCGCTCGGCAACAACGCCAAGATTCCATGTATAAAACTGAAATAGTCCAGAATCAATTGCGCCATCAGTGGCAATATTAATAGAGGCGACCCTCTTGTCCGTCCCCGTCTTAGCGTAATTTGCGCCAGCAAAACTACCAACAATCCCCGCTACCCCTGCGTTAGCCGCAACCGTGACTTGTCCAGCCAAGGAAGGCCCAACCACAAGGTGAATCTGGGTGGCGCTAACATTTGGCAACACAGCGAGATCGTTGCCAATGCCTACATTTCCCGCATTCTTCAACGTGAATCCGCCGCCATCGATATTCTGCAACCACGGCGTCTGCGAAGCGCCAATGCCAATCAACACGCCGTTAATGCGGTATCCCCCGGTCACGTCTATATCGCCGGCCACCTCCAGCCGGTAAGTGGCCGGTGTTTTGCCGATGCCAACCTGGCCCAGCGCGGTGACGCGCATGCGTTCAGGAGCACCGGCCCCGGTCTGAATCAGAAGTTCACCGTCCGAGCGGATGTAGCCGTTATTGCGCAGCGTGGCAGTCCCATACGCCGACCCGCCGACACCAAAGAACAGCGAGTACCCAGTATCGTTCTGCATCTGGAACGTCGGCAACGCGGTAGTAGAAATATCCTGGGCCAGGAACAGAGTATTGACGCCGCTCTTCACGATCTTGAGCGGGACGACCCCCGGGCTAACGCCGACGCCGATGCTGCCCACATTGTTGAGCCTGAACCCGGAGGCGTCGATATCACTGGTCCAGGGCGTCTGATTGCCGCCTACCGCTGGCGTGGCCCATTTCAACCCAAGTCCCGACGCTGCGTCCGCGGTGAGCACCTGGCCGTCAGTGCCGATACCTAAGCGCGTAGCCGGGGCCGCAGTACCGCGCGCCATGATATCGCCCTTAGTGGTTGTCGGATCGGTGAACCCGCCTGCCGCCGCGGCCCACTTCACGCCCGTGGCCTGCGCGGAATCCGCGGTCAGCACCCAGCCGTTGGTCCCCACGCCGATGCGCGTGGTGGCGGAGGCACCGCGCACCACCATGTCGCCTTTGGTGGTCAAAGGATCGGTATAGCCGGCGCCTGGCGACGCCCACTTGATGCCCAGCGGAGCCGCGGAATCCGCCGTCAGTACAAATGCGTTGGCCCCCACCGGCAGGCGCGTCGGCGGCGTGGCCAGCGTTGTCGAGCCGCGCACGATCAGATCGCCGATGGCGGTAGTCGGATCGCCCATGCCGGCAGTGCCGCCCACCGCGGCCACGCTCACATTGATGCGATTGTTGACGAAGTCGTCTACCACTGAGAGCGATACGTTGGCGCCTGGGACCAGGTTGACCGCGGGCCGGGTGCCGATCAAAACTCCATTGAACATGTAGTTGATCTGCTGCACCGTGGTATCCGGCACCACCGACAACGTGAGATCCGCGATCAAGGGGCCGCCACCCGTCAAGCCGAGCCCGGTATTGATCCGCCGCGCGCTCGGCACATAGTCCAGCGGCGCGCCGTTGATCCGGTAAATGCCGGCAATATTGATATCGCCCGCCACCTCCAGCCGGAAGGCCGTTGGCGCCATGCCGATGCCCACCAGTCCGCCTGCCGTGATCCGCATCTTCTCGGACCCGGTGATGAGAAACGCAATCGGCGTATTGCTGGAATCAATCAACGCAGTATCTGGAATCCCGGGACTGCCCCTGGTGCTCCCGCACATATCGAAGCGGAACGAATGCCCGAGGTCATTCGATGCGATCAGCCCGGCCCGCCCATTAGGGTTTGTGTTGGTGTGGTTGTAGCCCTCAGAAGCGCCACTTGATCTGGTGAAGATGCCATCCCCACCAGCAGGGCCGCCCACGCCAATTGCCCTGACTTGAGTCAAGCCAAAACCCGCCGCGTCGATCTCACTGGTCCAGGGCGTCTGTAATGCATTTGCCGCGGTAATGGTGACCTCCGCCTGGGTACCCACCGTATTGGGCGTGAGAGTGATATTGGCGCCGGCCTTCAGGTCTAAGCTAGTCGCCGCGGGGAGCAGCAGAGTGTCGTTGGTGTAGACACTGATGGTTGTCGTTCCCGGCGGGATGTTGATGCCGCCGGTCACCGTGATGCTGCCCACCGTGATACTCGGGAAGCGCGCACCGCCGGCGCCGAAATAATAATAGGCGCCGCCGGAATCCGGCCCCATCCTGAACCAGATCTCCGGCGTGTCATTCACGCCATAGCCCGCCCAGGCGCCAGTGGTGGAGTACATCACCATGGTGGCATCAGAGCGCACGGCCTCGACGCCAGCGGCATTCAGATGCTGGTACGGGTCCATGCGCAGCTCACGGCAGGTCACGTCGCCCGCGGTATTGAGATAGAGGAACCCGGCCTGCGTAGGTGTGCCGGTGCGTAACCAGACGGTGCCCGCCTGGCCGGTGCCGATCCCGGCCCAGGCAACACCAGCCGGCACCGGCAACAGGATCGCCGCCGCAGTACTCAGGGGAGACGCCTGCGTGCCCGGCATCATCGCCGTAGGCGGCACGCCCCCCGTCATCAGATCCATTACGCCGCCGACAAACCGGTCCGCCTGGATGTAAGGCCGGTCATTGGCGGAGACACGAGCAACCTGGAGATTGCCACCAAACAACAGCACGGTGGCATTACTGGAACCGTGGGCGGTCAGCTCGCCGTACGCCGGCGCTAGCGCGCCCGAGACGAACTGCACCGACTGGTTGACAGTCACCGTCGCCAGGAACGTCTTCGCACCGCCCAAAGACTGCAGGCCCGACGTCACCACGCCGCGGGCCGCCGGCCCGGCATCGGGGATATTGATGGTGATGGAATTCCCCAGACTCACCGGCGAACCCACCACGTTGACGTTGCTCCCCGCGGTGCCGGCCTCCAGGATGATCCAGTTGGGATTGAGGTTGAAGCTGGAAGGATAGCCCGGTATCCATCGCTGGCCGTCCCACATCAAAAACATGCCCGGGTCAGCGTTGAGAGAAGACAGCTGCAGCGGCGAGATCATCACCGAGGGCGACGGCGGGAAGCTCACCCGCACCTGGCCCAGGTTCACCGTCGGCAGATCGGGGACTACCCATTGCTCCGAATAGACCGCGCCGTTCTCCAGCTCATACTTGGCGACGTAATAGACACCGAAGGGAAGCGCGCCGGAGTTGCTGTATAGCGAAATCGAGACAACACCATCGACGATGGCCCACTCCAGCTCGCCGCCGGCGGCGTTGACGTTACCGATGGTGAACGGCTTCCACTGCACCACCAGGCGGCCATTGGCCGTGGAACCATCGATATAAGTCAGCGTGTCTTCAATCGTCGTCATGACTTACCTAAAACAGCGGCACGGTAGCAAAATCCCAAGATCCCGTACCCCCGGTCTGGAAGGCCATCCTGGCGTAATAGGTAGTGCCGCCACTCGTAAATTCGATGCAGATGCCGCCCGCGCCCGCGCCCGTGTACAAAATTCGCATCACGCCCGGGGCGTTGCTCAGAGTACTGATTACCGTCGCCCTCTCCATCACGATGCAGCAGTTGCAATCCACTGCCTGGTTGTCCTTGCCGATGTGCAGCGTACCCACCGGGTGAACAGCCGAAGCCGGCGTACCGATCTCCAATCGCCTTTGGGGAGTCAGTGACAAGTAGGGATTGTTCGCAAAATACAGAGTGCCGTTCACGTCAATCGAGGCCACGACAGTGCCGGCACTATTGGTCCACTTCTGCAGGTAGCCGGTTTGATTGGCAGCACCCACCACCGTCAGCCCGGCATCCGAGGCCACTGTATTGACTACCGCGAGCTGCGAATTGAAGCTATCGTTATAAACACCAAAAGTGCTGCGCCCGCTACGGTACGAACAAAAGTTATACTTCCCTACAGTGTTGGCGTTGTTCCAGCTCAACAGCTGGAAATTGCTACCAGCAACCTCGCCAGGCGTACTTTGATTCACCTCTGTGTCGGCAGATGCACCAAAGCTCCAGCGCAGCAGACCGTTGGTGGTGATGACGATGGTACGCGCCGCCGGCGTAACGCCGGTATTATCCATTTGGATCGATGGACTGACGCCCGCGCCGCCCAGGCATAAAGCGCGGGATGGCGGTATGCCGATTCCCAGACCCGTGCCCGGGTAGTAAATCATGCTCACGTCCTGGATCAGCGTTCCAGAGCCGCTAGCAAAAAAGACCCCCCATGGGGAAGCGTTCACAATCGGCATATTAACCGAGACGTTGAGCGTCGCCCACTGGAAGCCAGACGGCCCCGAAGCCAACACGGTCCCGTTAGCCCCAATCGCCAGCCGCGTCACCGGCCCGCCAGGCGAGCGGTAATACAGATCGTAGGGCGCATCGGCCCCGAGAGTCAGAGTCAACGGCGCAGTGATGGAACAGCCAGCCGTGAAAGTTGCCAGGCCCTGGAAGGTCGCAGGCTGGTTGAAAATCGTCGGCACCTGCCACTGCACCTGGCCCTGCACAATCAGGTTGGCCTGCACTAGGAGCGAGTTCACCTGCAGGTCATTCAGCACACCGGCCACGCCGGAAGCGCCGCCGATACCCTGCGCGAAGATGATCGCCGAGCGGCCATTGGTCAACGTGAAACCCGGGCCGGTGCCCTGCGTAAACGTCAGCGAGAATCCGCCATCGGTCTTGTTGGTGACGAAGTAAATCTTGGCCGCGCTATTGGGCAGAATCCGAACCGTGCCGTTCTGGCTGATCGCACCGGTGAAGATGATGACCTTGTTGCGCGCGAGAGAGGGCGCGCCCGGGTTGGTCAGCAGGTCGTAGGACGAGGCCGACATTGGGATGCTTACGTTGCCGTCGATGCCGTCATCCAGAAAGTCGTAGCTGTTGTTGACGATGTTTCCCCAGACGCCGGCCTGCTCGCCGGTGGCCGGCTTTTCCAGGCCCAGGTTGTCGGTCCAAGTTGACGGCATTTAGAATCCTCCTGAGCGTGCATCCGGCAGCTGCGTGGTCTTCCAGGGATGGCTGCGGACCGGCTTGGGCGTGCGCCAGAGATGGATGCGCGGGCGCACCGGGCTCCAGAGGCTGGCCACGATCACCTGGCCCACGGCGCAGTACAGCGTCGGCATCACGATGGGGATGGTCACTCCGAGCGTGGCGTCAGTGTCTGCCATTAAAAGATCCGTATCAGCGCCGTTGTCGGTCCCGGCGGTGGGAACTGCACGGTGAACGGGCCGTGGTTCGACGTCCGATCCACCCCGAAATCGAGCACGGCCACGGCCCGCTGTTGCGCGGTCTGGTTGTAAATCAAGGCCCCGCGCGCGACGATCACCGAATCGGCCCAGCTGGGATCGTCGAAGGTGGCATAAGCGATCCGGGCCGCCGGGTCGAGCAGTACCTGGGCGTTGACCAGGTCCTTGCCGCCGGCGGCGTAGCCCAGGCCCACGATCTCACCCTCGGTGAGATAGGCCGTGGTATTACTGTCGAGCGGCGCCGCGGCCCCATAGAGCGCGATACGGAAAACGTCCGCCAGGAAATCGTGGCGCTTTTCGAGCAGCTCGCGCTTGAAGCTGGAGCAGACTACCGAGGCCGTGATCATACCTTCATCCTCACGTCGGGCTCCTGGTAGGTGTCCTTCTTGGTCCGGCCCTTGGCGTACTTCTCATCCATCGCCAGGTCCCGTTCGAAGGCCTGGTTATAGCGCACGTAAAGGTTGTCCTCGGTCTTCATGTAGGTGCAGGCCTCGACCAGGCTGCCGGATAGCAGGGCATGAGAGAAGTGATCCCCCAGCCAGCTGGTGCCGGAGTCCACGATGGAGGGCGGCTCAAAAAAGTAGGCCATGTCCACCGCATAATCGGCGTCGGCGCCAGGCGCGACGACGAGCGATCTCTCGTTGACCATGGAGTAAAACCGCGGCAGGCCCAGCGTGCCCGGCGGACAGTACTCGCGCAAAAACTCCGGGTCTTTGTTCAGCAGGATGCTGCGCCGCGGATTGATGGCCGTGACTTCGTTCAGCATCATGGAATCCGGCGCCAGGAAATCGCTGGGCGAGGCAATCAGGTTCTCGCCCAGCAGGATGGAACCGGTGACATCTTTGCGGAAATTGGGCAGGCGCACGCGCAACAGAATCCGCGACTCCGCCAGGCGGATGAAGATATCGACGTTATCCACGAAGGAAGCTTCGAAGTCTTCGCTGTACTCCTGGATCGCGGCCCTCAATCGCACGTAGTCCATCAGTAGATCCCGCTAAAGCCCTTACCCTTGGTGGCCGCGCCGCAGCCGCGCACGCCGCCGCCCTTGGCCATCTTTTTGACCTTGGCCTTGCCATTGGTCTTGGGATACCCGCGTCGCAGTTTAGCCACACCCCCGGCGGCCATGGCCTTACATTCCCCGCCCTTGGCCATAGCCGGCGGCGGCATGGGCGGCGGCGGAGCCGGGCCTGCGGGCATCGCCGTCGGTAGCGAAGGCGGACCCGCCATGGCGGTCCGCACCGGCGGCGCCCCCATGTCCTCGTCGGTCACCATGGGCACCGGCAACTTCTCGCCCTTGGCCATCTTCTTTTTGGAAGTGGGCCGGCGCTTGATGACGCCACCCTTCTTCTTCTTCTCGACCGCGGGCGGCAGATCCTCGGCGGCCTTGCCGACGTTACCCCACTGCCGGTCGGGCCTGGTCTTGGCGCGCGGCGTCTCTTCACCGTCCACCGCGACCGCGCCGCCCTTGGCCATGCCCGGAGGAGCTGCGCCAGCTAAGGCAGCGCGCTGCGCCAGGGCCTGGGCCACTCGCGGATCGACGCCGGGAGGCGGACCGGCCATCGGACCCATAGCCGCCGCTGGCGGCGGGCCTGGCGGCGGGCCTGGAGGTGGGCCTGGAGGTGGGCCTGGCGGCGGACCCGGCGGCGGACCTGGCGGCGGGCCAGGGGGCGGGCCTGGCGGCGGGCCAGGAGGCGGACCGGGAGGCGGGCCGCCAGGCATCGGACCGGGAGGCATGGCGCCCATGGGAGCCCCAGGAGGCGGACCGCCGGGCGGCAGGCCTGGAGGCGGACCCGGAGGCGGACCTCCGGGCGGCAAAGCGCCAAGCGACGCTCCAGGGGGCAGGCCTGGAGGCGGACCCGGCGGCAAAGCGCCCGGAGGCGGACCAGGAGGCAGGCCGCCCATCGGCGGGCCGCCCGGAGGCGGACCACCCGGCATCATGCCCATGGGCGGCCCACCCGCGCCGGGTGTCGTAGGCCGCGGAGGCCGCATAGGCCGCGCGCGCCGTGGATCGGAATTCGATGGTCCCACTTCTCCTCCTTTGGCAAACGGGCGAAATATCTCGTCGGAATCGCCGCTATCATCGCCGCCGCCGCCAGCGAAAACACCCATACCGTAGTCTGAGTCGTACTCGCTGCCGTCACTGCCGCCGTCGCTACTACCGCCGTCACCGCTGCCGCCACCGCCGCCAGAAGGAGCATTGATCCCTTCCAAGCCCGTATACCCACCATGGGGCGGCTTCGTCATCGGCAGATCGGCAAGCTCTCTCGTCTTGGCCTCGTGCTCGGCATTCTTGGTCGCCGCGCGCTTTTTCAGATAAGCGCCGAGCAAGGCCCCGCCGACGCCGGCCAACGTACCGATACCAGGCGTGGCCTCCCCTGCCGCAGTGGCCACTGCCTTCCAGTCGAATGGCTTGGGTGGTGCCGGCGCGTTACTCGGGGCAGGCGCGCGAGAACCCGCGGTAGCTCCGCCGACTGAGATCGGCTTGGCATAAGGAGCCTGGGCGGTGGCTCCAGAGGCAACGGAAGACGCCATGCCCGGCTCGCCTTCCGCCATACCGTCAGAGAGCGGATCGAAGCCGTACTCGCCGATGCGGCTGGTAGAGCCGCCGCCGGCAAAGGCACCGCCGTCGGAAAACCGCCTGGCGCCTCGCGCAGCAGTTGCGCGCGCCTGGTCATGCGCACCCTGTACACGGTCCGCGGAACGATTCACCATTTCCGCCAACACCGACGGCTTGCCTTCGCCCGAACGAGTCGAGTCGCCGGTCGCGCGCATAACCGTGTTGCCCTCGCTAACACCGGCGCCAGAGTCCACGTCAGAGTGCGACCCAAGCACCTGCTCCCCGCGAATCCGCGGCGGCATACCTGGCGCCTTCTCGGGCGATAGCCCCTGCTTCGCCAGGATGTCCAGATCCGGGCGCCCCGAGGCCGCGCCGCCGTCTTTGAATTTCCGCTTGGGGAACGCGCGCTTGTGGGCGCCCACTGCGATGTATCGCTTGCTCACGTCAATACCTCCACCTGGCCGAGGGCCACGCCCACCGGCAGTGCATCGCAGGGCCGCCAGTGCGGCAGGATGCGGCTTCTGTAATCGTCCTCGGGACGCGCGTCGATCAGCGCCTCGGCGTCCATGTGGACCACATCGGGCAGAAAATTCTGCGGATGGTCCAGATCCCAGCAGATGGGGCAGGCCAGGAGGCCCGTGGGTTTGCCGCGCACGGTAGTCGGGCGCAGCTCGTGATAGTGGTTGGAGACGCCGCAGATATCACAGATCCGGTAAGCGTACTTCCCGGTAGCGAATTTAGCGGCGCTCGGCATTCAGATTCGATAGCTCCAGGGCACCCACCGGATACTGGCGCGGTCGCGATCCTCGTCGCTCGCCAGCATGAACTGCTCTTCATAGGCGGCCTTCAAAATCGGCACGCGCTGTTGCGCCCCCGGGTCGGTACTCTTGAGCGCCAGGTACAAGGCCACGCCCGCGATCATGGCGGGCACGAAACGGAAGGGCAGCTCGGGCTGGCCGGCGCCGCCAGAGCCCACGCTCGCCATACGGCGCAGCCGCGAGTAGGCCACCTGGTAGTAGCTGTTGCGGTCCGGCACCGCCCACAACAGAAAGCTCGGGTGGATGCGGCGCTTAATGTGGATCATGGTGGGCCGCCCGCTACTGAGCTTGGCCGGGATCGCCGTGTACTGCGAGATCGACATGCGCGCCAGCGGGTAGTCCTTTGGCTCGTTGGTGTCCTGGCTCCAGTAGCGCAGGTTGTGCTCAATCAGGTCGATGGTGTCGTCGGGCAGGTCGTACTCTTCGATGCCCTCGCGCAGGTCGATAGTCCCCTGCTCGACGGTCCAGAGGTTGAGCCCGCGGTTGCCCCACTCGATACTCAACAGCTCGATGGAACGGCGCGCACTGCGGAGTATGTAGCCAGAGCGGAACTCCACACCGGCGCGCTCGGCAGCTTCCTCCGCAATTTCAGCCACATCGAAGGTTGGAAACACTATTTCGCCTTGCGTGCTTCACTCATGGCGATAGCCACGGCCTGCTTGCGATTTTTCACCTGCGGTCCGCGCTTGGAGCCGCTGTGCAGGGCTCCGCGCTTGAACTCGCTCATCACGGTATGGACCTTTTCCTGGCGTCGTTGTTTGTTCATGGCTACCCGCCGTCGGTGCTTGCATTATACAAACCCTGCGTGTCAAGTGTAGTAAGTGGCCGCGGTCGCTTGTCAGAACTTACAGCTGATCTTAAACTTTGCGATTTTCACGATGTTTCGGATTTTGCTGAACATGCAGATTTTCCAGATTTTCCATAAGTTTACGATAATTGCGAAGTTACCGAATATTCTGGTTACTTAGTAACCACTGGATCGTTGCCATGTTGTTCACGGCAAAAGGGTTAGCTGTAAGTGGTACGAGAATGCCCAAAGCCAGTTACAAGGTGGTTTACAAGCCGCGGGCGGGGGCATATGATTGGCTTGCGCGTTGGGTAACTGGCCCTGGACAGGCCGGTTTCCAACGATGAAACGAAGGCTCTCTAAATCCTAAGAAAGACTCCTGCGCCTGGCGATGCGGGAGACGTGTGTCTAATGAGCGGCGAACGGCGCACCAGCTGGCAACACCAGCTGGCGGGGAAGGCTTTTGCTCTAAAAATCTGGGCCGCGGGACTCCCCGGCGTGATGCTGGCCATGGCCATGGGCTCGGGCAAGACCAAGCTCGCCATCGACCTGATTGAGGCCCTGGGCATCCGCCTGGTGCTGATCGTCTGCCCCATGCGCGTGGTCGAGGTCTGGCGCTATCAGCTACAACAACACGCCGGCTTCCCTTATACCTTCCACGCCCTCGACGAGCGCGCCGGCAGCGTGGCCGACAAGGCCAGGCTCGCGGCCCAGGCCGTGGCCCAGGCGCGCATCAACCAGCGGGTCTGCATCCTGGCCATCAACTACGAGAGCGTACGCCTGGAACCCTTCGCCAGCTGGGCCTTGAACACCGCCTGGCCACTGATCATCGCCGACGAGGTCCACCGCCTGAAGGCGCCCGCCGGCAAGATCTCGCGCTACATGGGCCGCCTGGCGCAGCGCGCCCGGCGCCGCCTGGGCCTGAGCGGCACGCCGCTGCCCCACTCTCTGCTCGATGCCTGGGCGCAGTACCGCTTCCTCGATCCCAGCGTCTACGACGCCACCTACTGGAGCTTCAAGACCCGCTACGGCGTTTTCGGCGGCTTCCAGAACCGCGTGGTTAAGGGGTTCCGCGAGGAGGCCGACTTCAACCGGCGCTTCTACCAGATCGCCTTCCGGGTCACCAAGGCCGAGGCCCTGCCCGATCTGCCGCCGGAGATGGACCAGGCCCTGCACGCCGACCTCTCGCGCCAGGGCCGCCGGATCTACGACCAGCTGGAGAACGAGTTTATCGCCTGGCTGGGCGAGGCCCCGGAGGAGGAGATCACCGTGGCCAACGCGCTGGTGCTCTACCTCCGCCTGCAACAGCTCACCGGCGGCACCCTCAAGGACGACACCGGCGCCTTCCACAACGTCGACACCGCCAAGGAGGAGCTGCTCGCCGACTGGCTGGAAGACCTGCCGCGGGACGAGCCCACCGTCATCTTCGCCCGCTTCCTGCCCGACCTGGCCGCCATCGAGCGCGCCTGCAAACGCACCGGCCACACCTGCGCCGTGGTCAGCGGCCAGTCCAAACACGGCATTGAGATCTGGAAAAGCGGCCAGGCCAACGTGCTCGCCGCCCAGATCAGCGTCGCCAGCGAAGGCCAGGACCTGACCCGCGCCCGCTATGCCGTCTACTACTCGGTCGGCTCCAAACTTTCCGATTACGTGCAGTCTCGCGCCCGCATCCACCGCGCCGGGCAAACCCGCCCGGTGACCTATTACCACCTGCTCATCCGCGACACCATCGACGACGTTATTTTGCGGGCGCTCGAAAACCGATGGGACCTGGTGGAGAGCGTTTTGAAGGAGTTGAAATCACATGCAACCCGACCCGTTTCTCGCTGAAGAAGATTTCTATTTTCCGCCGGAGGAGGCTGCACTGCCTCCCGAGATGCCCACGGACTCTCCCGAATGGCCCACCTTCGCCCGCGCCGTACAGTTGATCAAGCTGAAGGCCTCGCTTACCCGGGAATTGAAAGACGTCACCGACGAACTGAGCCGCCTGCAGCCGCTGGTGGCCGGCTACTTTTCCCAGCGCGACCTGCCCAAGATCACCATCGGCGACACCACGCTTTTCATCCGGCGCCAGTTGTGGGCGCGCGCCAAAAAAGACATGACACCGCAGGCCTGCGCCGCCATGCGCGCCACCGGCTTCGACCACTTCGTGCATGACACCTTCAACGTCAGCAGCTTCAGCGCCCATGTGCGCGAGCTGGAGCGCGACAACATCGACCGCATCACTTCCGGCGAAATCCCCGACGTCAGCGCGGTGCTGCCCGCCCCGCTGGCCGCCACCCTCAACATCACCACCGACGTCACCCTGATGGGCACGCCGGCCAAAAGGAAATAAAGGAGCCTTATGCCAGATAATCTGCCCGCGCCCGTCGAGATCACTACCCTCGCCGCGCGCTTTCCTATCATCAACCCGGAAACGGCGCTAGAGATCCGCCAGGTCCTGGAGAGCAACATCGGACCGAACGGCATCAGCCCGATGCAACTCAACCGCATCAAGGTGCCCTCGGGCGGCGCCCTCACCTGGGCCGTGCCCGGCCTCGACGGCGAGGAAAACTTCAAGGAACTGAGCGGCATCGTGCTCGCCTGGACCGACTCCCGTGTCTACTACAAGGTGCCCTTTGCCGAGCGCAAGGGAAAGGCCGGACCGCCCGACTGCACCAGCAAGGACGGCTTCTACGGCGTCGGCGATCCGGGCGGCGAGTGCCGCCGCTGCCCCATGGCCGAATGGGGCAGCGACCCCAAAGGTGGCCGCGGCCAGGCCTGCAAGCAGGTGCGGCGCCTGCTCTTCCTGCGCGCCGACCACATTCTGCCGGAGATGGTCACCATCCCGCCCACCTCGCTCAAGGGCACCGGCGAATATTTCCGCCGCCTGACCGACTACCGCATGCCCTACTGGGGCCTGGTCACCAACCTGCGCCTGGAGCGCGTCAGTAACGCCGACGGCATCGACTTCGCCCGCGTAGTCTTTGGCGGCGGGCAACGCTTCAACGAGGCCGAGCGGGCGGCGCTCGCCCCCTACCAGGCCCAGATGCAGGCCCTGCTGCACGCGACCGAGATCGACGCCGACTACGAATCGAGAGATTCCCGGGACGACGACGACAACTAACCCATGCAGTTCACGCCAGAGCAATACGAACGCTTCTGGACCCACGAGCTGGAGAAGTACACCTACGCCGGGCAGGGGAAGTTGCGCGCCCTCTGCCCGGTGCATGGCGGCGACAGCCCCGACACCCTGGCGGTGGACCTCAACACCGGCTTCGCCTACTGCTTCAAGTGCCACAACGGCGACCGCGGCTGGAGCATGATCGACTTCGCCATGGCCCGCTACGGGTTCAGCAAACCGCTCGCCTGGGACCACGTCCGCTACGTCATCGGCGACACCGCCAAGCCCAGCATCGCCCCCTGGCGTTTTCCCTTCCCCAAGCCACTCTCTCTCACCAGCGACGACTGGCGCCTGGGCACGCTCGCCCGCCGCATCGACGACTACATCAAGTACCTCGACGAACTGCCCGACGCGGGCGGCCCCGGCTGGGAAGCCTACGCACTCTACATCTACGAAACCATCGAGAGCCTCAAGATCCGCGTGCGCCACAAGGTCACCGGCGAAAAGCGCATGCTCTGGGTGGCGCTCACCGTCAAAGGCGGCTGGAGCGCGCCCAAGAAACTGGGCCGCCAGGCGCCGCCCTATAAAGCCAAGACCCTGGCCGGCGCCAGCGAAGTCTGGCTCCTCAACGGCGAAAAGGCCGTGGATCGCGCGCGCGAGGCCTGGAGCGTCACCGCCACCTGCCTGCCTAACGGCGAAGGCCACTGGAAAGCGGAGTACCAGCACTGGTTCGACGAAAAGCCAACGGTGTTCCTGTTGCTCGACAACGACGCCAGTGGCGAGAAGCACGGCGCGGTGGTCGGCGGCGCGCTGGCGCTCGCCGGCGTCGCCACCCACCTGGTGCGGCTGCCGGGCCTGGCCGAGAAGGCCGACCTCTATGATTTCATCGAAGCCGGCGGCAGCCTGGACGAGGCCCTGGCGATCTGCCGCGCGTCGCCCCTGGCCGAGGCCGCGGCGGCGGCGGCCACCGCCTCCAAGCCCAAGGTCCGCGAGATGCCCAAGCGCGGGGCTCCGCCCCCGGGCGGCGGCGGCGAAGATGAGCCGCCGGTGGAAGGCCCCGACCTCACCGGCTACGACCGCAACGACGGCGGCAACGCGCAACGCCTGGTGGCGTTCGCCGCCGGCAAGCTGTACTACGTCCGCAAGCTGGAAGACCCCTGGCTCTACTTCAGCGGCACCCACTGGCACGCCGGCACCACCGAAGAGGCCTACGAGCCGGCCCGCGACACCATGCGCCTGCTCAAACAGCAGGCCAACCTGGCCAAGGACGAACGCCTCTGGAAATTCGCCGACCAGCGGCAGAACCGCGGCGGCATCGCCAGCATGATCGACCTGGCCCGCAAGCGGCTGGCCCTCGACGTCGGCGTCCTGGACTGCCACCCCCACCTGATCAACTGTCTCAACGGCACCTTCGACCTGGCCAGCGACGCCCTGCGCGAGCACCGCGCCAGCGACCTGTTAACCCGCGCCTTCCCCTTCAACTACGACCCGGCGCTGCCCGAGCCGGTGCTGTTCCTGCGCTCGCTCTTTGAGTGGTTCGGCGGCACCCCCGAGAGCGACGAAAGCGAACTAACCCGCATCGACCGCATGATCGCCTACCTGCAACGCATCTTTGGCTACCTGTTGACCGGCGGCGTGCAGGAGAAGGCCTTCTTTATTTTTTACGGCACCGGCAACAATGGCAAGAGCACCCTGATCACCACCATGCAGGCGGTGCTCGGCGAGTACGCCATCACCATCAGCGCCGGCACCCTGACCAAGGGCTACGGCAAAAACGAGAACAACGCCCACGCCGATATCGCCCGCAGCAAGGGCGCGCGCGCCATCTTCGCGGGCGAGCCGCCGGAGGGCCAGCGGTTCGACCAGTCCATGCTCAAACTGCTCACCCAGGGCAACGTGCCGGTGACCGGCGTTTTCAAGGCCAAGCAACCGTTCAGCTTCTTACCCACCGGTAAGTTGATCCTCGAAACCAACACCATCCCCAACTTCGACGAGGACGACGGCGCCTTCCTCGACCGCATGCACACGGTCAACTTCCCGCGCCGGTTCCCCGGCGGCGCCCGCGCGGGACAAACCCTGCGCGACCGGCTGCGCGCCGAAGACCCGCTGATCTTCAACTGGGCCATGGCCGGCGCCCGCGAGCAATACCTGGGCGGCCTGGGCGAGCCGCTGGAGGACCGCGCCGAGCAGATGGGCAAGATCCGCGACGCCCAGGCCCGCAACGACGGCCTGGAGCCGTTCCTGGAGGAATACTTCCACCTCGGCCCCGACCGGCGTTGCACCCTTTCGGATATTGAAACCCTTTACCGCCAATGGAGCGAGCGGGTCAAGGCCAAGCCCCTGCCCCGCAACCGTCTCTCGCGCATGCTTTGCGCCCGTGCCGGTATTTCCCATGGCAACGACCCGGGCGATCACAAGACGCCGGCCTGGCTCAGGGGCCTGGCCCCCAAGGCCCAGGGCGCCGGCTGGACCCAAAACAAAACCCAGTACAAGGAGCCTGACGATGACGATTGAAACCCACCCCCATCCCTTGCCGCCGCTCCTGGAGCGCGCCTTCCGCAGCGGCGAAAATATCGGCGACCTGGCCGCGGCCCTGAGCGCCTGGCCGGTGGCCGACCTGGAGCAACTCAAGGCCGAGCTGGACGACGCCGTCACCAAAACCATAGACCGCCTGACCAGCGATTTTTATGAGCGGTTCCGGCGTACTAAAAAGAAAAAAGAGCAAAAAGAGCTGGAACGTATTTATTGGCAAATTCGCGAAGACGGCCAAACTATGCACACCGCCTTCAACGTCGCCATCGCGTACGCCATGCACAACCTTTCCCGCGAGCACGTTCAATAAAAGGAGCCTGACAATGATGATTGGAAACCCCATGCTTACGCCGCGGATCAGGGCCTGCCTGGCCGCCGGCAGCCACCACGAGCTACTGAAAGTCCTGGCCACCTGGAAGCGCGAGGACCTGGAGGCCCTGCACCGCGACATTCACCACAGCTATTACCTGGCCCTGATCATTGCCGATGACGAATTCCGCGACCGGTTAAATAAGTGCCCGACCGCCCGGCGGGCCAAGGTGGAGGCCGCCTACCTGAAGGAACAGAAGCTGATCCTGGAAGTCTACGGCGAGCTGCACCAGGCGGTGCAGTTTTACCTGCAGAACAAAACCCCGGAGGTATTGCAATGACGCCCGCTAACGATCCGACTGTCGCGCGCACGCCCTGCGCCGACTGCCCGGCCTGCCAGGAGCGGCGCCGGCACACGGTCAGAGAGTGGAAGGAATTTCACCCGCTCGCCGGCTGCACCAGCGAGGCCGCGGCAGCCACCGGAGGTGTCTCATGAGTGACGACCCCTATCCCGATTTCAACCCTGCCCTGCAGAAACTGATCGACGGCAATACCACCCTGCAGGCCGCCTACGAACAGCTGTGCCTGGTGGAGAAAGAGCAACAGAAACTGGCCGATTACGCTAACCAGCTGATCGGCCTGGTGGAAGAGATGCAGATCAAGCGCGACACCTGGCGCAACCACGCCGTGGAGATGGAGAAAGACCGCAACCGCTGGCAGCACCAGGCCGAGGAGAACGACCGCCTGCTCAGGATCGCCCGCCGCCGCGCCGTGGACCTGGCCGCGGAGGCCGACCGCATCCACTGCCCCAACTGCGCCTCGCCCGCGGTCGAGGTCTGGCCCATCGGGGAGGCCGCGATCCTGAAGTGCGCGGAGTGCGGCTACCGGGAGGAGGCGACGCCGTGCTGAACGGAAAACAAAAACCAGCAACCATCCAGGAGCGGTTCGAGGAGTTCAACCGCGAGCACCCGGAGGTTTACACGTACCTCATTGCGCTGGTTTACGAAGTCCTCCGCAAAGGCTATTCCCACTATGGAATCCGTACATTGTGGGAACGCATGCGCTGGCACTTCCATATCGAGAAGGGCGATAACGAATTTAAATTAAATGATCACTTCCATAGCCGTTATGCCCGCAAAATTATGGCCGAACACCCGGATTTAGATGGGTTTTTCGAGTTACGTGAATTGAAAGCGGAATAAACCATGACCATCGACCACATAGCCGAGAAACACCGCCTCAAAGTCACGCGCGACGAGTGCAACGACAAGATTATCCAGGGCAAGCGCGGCCACCTCTATGTCGATAACGGCCAGCTCTGCGCCATGTGGCTGGAGGCCCACGTCAGCGCCCTGAAGCTGGCGCCGCTGGGGGGCCGGCAGTGGGTGGGCGACTTCGAACTGGTGCCGCACGGGCGCGACAACCGGCGCCTGCGCGACGCCAAGGTGGTGGGCATCCCCAAGGACAAGATCGCGCTCGCCATCCGCCTCACCGGCTGCCGGGTGAAACGCGAGATCCCAGAAGAAGAGCGGGCGGTCATGCGCGCCCGCCTAGCGGGGAACCTGGCCAGGAGGCGGGGATTATGAACGCCGTCAGCCTGATGTTCCTGGTAGTGTTCCTGATCCTGCTGTGGGGGCTGATTGTGGACCTCAATCAGCGCCGCAAATGACGCCGCGACCGGCCTGCCGCGGCCCGCTTATGGAGTGGCGCCGGCACCACCTGTACCTGATCTACTCCACCGGTCGCCGCTACTACGCCGGCAGCATCGTCCGCAACTTCCCCAGGCGCACCTGGGCCGCCTGGAACCGGCAGCACGAGTACCTGGGGAGCTTCAGCGACGAAGACGGCGCCCGCGAACGGTTAGAGGAAAACGCCCGGGACCGGGAGTGAAAAATAAGGCGCCTCAACGGTAGGAGTTGTCCCGCGGGGCGCCTGGCGGAAGAATCGCAAAGGAGGCTACTTCATATACCCGACAAGGCGATTGTGCGCCCCTATCCGGCTGGGAGAGCCTGGTTTTCCCCCTGGCAATTGTAAATTCTTTTGGAGGATGTGATGGAAGATACCACACCATGCATGACCTCGCGCATCTCCCCCACACTGTGGACGCAGGCCGTCACCGCCCCGGCGGCGGCCCATTCCGCCAGGCGCCGCTGCTGCAACTGCGTGGGATTCTCGCCGGGACGTTTCAATTCGCACTCTATGTGAACGCCGGCCAGTAAAATCTCTAGGTCGGGATCGCCGGCGGTGCTATACATTGAGCCGTGGCGCTTTCGAACCACAGCCCGCGGATACTCCAACGCCAGCATTTTCATGACGCTGCGCTTCAACTGCGACTCGGTGCCGGAACCCGTTAACCTCGGCATTCGCCTACACTCTAACACAAAACAAAGAACTTATCCGGGGGGATGGGGGATACAGGGGAATAAAACCTGCACTCTATCCCAGGGCCTCCATCCTACTCTACCTACGGCATTTAGCCAGGCATCGGGGGGATGGGGGGATAAAAACCTCTACGCCTGCACATGCGCATGCGGGTGCGCGGCGCGCACGTAAGCGCGCGAGCCTGCGCGGGGCGCGGGCGTACACGTATGTTCGTATACGCGCGCGTGTATATTTGTATCCCCTTATCCCCCTTATATACGTAAAAAATTGATTCCATTAAAGATAAAAAGGGGGATGGCTATCCCCACCATACCCCCCGGAGGGTTTTATCCCCCCGCTCGCGGAAACCGCCCTAACCGTTGGCGGTACATGGAGATGGGACCCGCCGATGGGACCCGCCGATGGGACCCGCGGAGGCCATGGGGCGGGAATAATATCAACAAGAGTTCGTTCTCGCGCGCGCGCCGCGCGGGGCTAGGGTATGGGGTAGGGAGTAATCCACCGGCCCGGGGCTACGCCCAGGACCCGAGGCCCGAGGGGATAGACCATAGGCTATGCCTACGCCCCGGGACGTACGCCAATCACCCCAGGCTTCCGATAAGGTGCATTATGTCAACTTCCGCACAGTGCGTTTCGCCTGATTCGATTGGACTTAGCCCAATTGGGCTCCAGGCCAGGGGCGCGACCACTACCCCTTGTGGTCGCCGCCGCCCGGTGCAGGCCGCCGCCGGTGGAGCCCTGGCCGCCAGGAGCCCTGGCCAGGGCTGCGTGGCAGGGGCAAACGCGCGTCGCCGGTGCCGCCCGCGTGGGTGACGGCACCCCCCCCCCTCGGCGACGCAAAATCGGCCCGCTAAGGCGCGCCGGGGCGCGGGAGTTATCGATCCTGCGAGGCCCCCTGGACGACGCCCAACGCCTATGCGCCACCGGCCCTCGTAACGGCTATCCTGGGGCCTGATGCCAGTCACCACCGTGGACACGCCGCTGCGCGTGAAGGAGGCCAAGTTCGCGGCCCACGTGGCCGCCGGTGAAGGCCGGGTCAAGGCCGCCGCCGCCGCCGGGTACGTGCCCCAGAAAAAGCGCACGGCCCTGGAGCGGCGGGTGCGCGACATTGCCCAACGCCCCAACGTCGCCGCCGAGATCAGACGCCTCACGTGGTTGTCCTGCCCGCCCGCCGGGGACGCCCGGGGGATGCGGGAGCACAGTGTCCGCATCCTCTCCGATCTGTCCCGGTCCGCCGCCAGCGAGGAGGTCCGCCTCAAGGCGGCCCTGGCGCTCTACCGGATCGCCGAGACGACGCTCGCCGCCGCCGCGCCGGACGTCGCCCCCTCGGACCAGGACAAACTCCTGGCCAGCCTCCGCCGCCTGTACACCGAGGTGCAGGGTATGGCGGCCCGGGCGGAGCCGGTGACGGCGGTCGCCATCCATGACCCGGAGGCCGCCGCGACCTGGGTCGCCCAGGAGGCCGAGGCCGAGCTGGCCGCCGAGGCCTGCGACGAACCGGAGCCAGACGTCTGAAAGGAGCGACGCCTTGCGTCGCGACGCCGCCGGACGGTGCTACGCTTTCCGCCCTGGTACTCCCGCCTAGTACTTTCACCCCCGGAAAACAGGACTTTAGTTCCATGCCCGCAATCGCGCAGAGAAGCCCCAGGTTGCGTCGCCGGGTCCAGGTGGGCCTCCGCATCCTCCACCCCCTCGTCGCGAGTTTGGCCATACACGTGCCTCCCCCCTTTATCCACAGCTTTTCCACAGGCTAAGTGAACATGTCGCCGTGGCCGCCCCCAGGTGCGGCAGGATGCCACCCCAGGCGGCAGGATGCCACCGTTGGGGCGTAGCACGATTGTGGAGAGCCCGCGCACCCTATCGGACAACGGTGTCCGAAAAGACCGGACCGCGGGCTCCGCGGTTTCAGACAAGCTTGTCCGATACTCGAGCCCAGGCCGCGACGCCGCCGCCGGTCACCGGCACCCGCCGCCCAGGAGCCGGAGCCCGCCGCGCCGTACACCTGCCGCCGGTGGCAACCTCGGCCCAGGAGGCCGTGGTCGAGCCGGTGCTTCCACCGGCGAGTCGCCCAGGTCCAGGTCCACCGGCGAGGCCCTGGCCGCCGCCGCCCGCGCCCCAGGAGGCCGGGTCGCCGCCGCGCCTATATAGGATGCGCGCGGCCCTCAAAAAGAGTTACAGCTCCGATATACTTTACATGCCCTCGCGGCACGAACTGACTTACAAGTCAATAGCGATTTTTGACTTTTTTCAAAATCTGTCAAGCATGGCCGGAAATTTATTTTCACCAATGTTTACAGGGGTTTGGCTAACTGCCGCCGCCCGGCATTTGACACCTCACGTCCATGCCATGTCATCCTGGGTCTACGGCCCAGGAGGCCGCGCCCATGACGAACGTCCACCGCAAACTGACCGCCGAGAAGTTAGCCGAGCAGGCCGCCGCATTCAACCGCGCCGTGGCCCTGCTCAAGGCCAGCGACCGCTCCATCCTGGACCTGGACCTGCGCCGCTTCCAGATTATTGTGATCAACACGAGCGCCGGTAAGGACTCCCAGACCATGCTGCACCGCATCGTGGCCCTGGCCCGCGCCCAGGGCGTCCTGGACCGCGTGGTGGCCGTCCACTGCGATCTGGGGCGCAGTGAGTGGGCGGGCGTCCAGGAGCTGGCCCAGGCCCAGTGCGACGCCTACGGCGTGCCCCTGATCATCACCCGCCGGGAGAAGGGCGACCTCCTGGCCCACGTCGAGAAGCGCGGCATGTGGCCGTCGAGCGCGACCCGGTTCTGCACCAGCGATCACAAGAGGGACCAAGTGTCGCCGGTCATCACCAAGCTGGTCGCCGCCTACAACATGAAGACCTGGGGGCGCGCCAAGGCCCCCAAGGATGCCGAGCCGGTGGCGGTCCTCAACTGCATTGGCCTGCGCGGCCAGGAGAGCGACACCCGCGCCGTGGAGCAGATCCTACAGCGCGACAACCGCGCCTCCAGCACGGTCCGCGAGATCACCCGCTGGCTGCCGATTCATGACTGGAGCGAGGCCCAGGTGTGGGAGACGATTCGGGAGAACAACCTGCCCTACCACCGGGCCTACGATCTCGGCATGGGGCGCTTGTCCTGCGTGTTCTGCATCTTCGCCCCGCCCGCCGCATTGTTGATCGCCGGGCACCACAACCGCGCCCTCCTGGACACCCACGTGGCCCTGGAAACCAAGATCGGACACACCTTCAAAAAGAACCTGAGTCTGCTCCAGATCCAATCCAAGCTGGACGCCGGGTACGTGCCCGCCGGTGGCATCGCCGCCGCCGAGTGGGCGGACTGTGGGGGCGGCTACTAGGCCGCCCGAGACGACGAGAGTACGAGAGGAAAAACCATGACGAAACAGACGCAACACACCGCCCGCCAGCTGGCCCCGGCAATCGGAGCCGAGGTCCTGGTGAGGTTCGAATCGGTAAACATCGCCTGCACGGTGGTGGACGCCAAAAATTCCTGGGGGCAGGTCCGCCTCCTGATCCAGCCGGTGGCAGGCAAGGGCCAGCAGTGGATCGAGCTAGGCCGCCTCGTGGACCTCGTCCAGGTGGCCGCCTGGACGCTCCAGGCGTCCGCCTGCCCGCGTTGCAGCCGCGTCCACCGTGTGGACCAGACCTGCGCCCAGGAGGCCCGCTAGTGGCCGCCCAATACCGCGTCCAGATGAGCAATCACCAGGGCATCGTGCGCCGCGCGTTTGGGGGCCGCTGCGCCTCCTGGTCGCCCTGGCGCACACTGAAGAGCTTCCCCACACTGGAGGCCGCCCAGGCGGCCATGAAGCGTTGCGCGGCCACCGGCCTGAGCCGCTACCGCGTGATGCTTGGCAAGAACGTAGTCGCAAGCAGTTACTAACCGAGAAGAGAGGATATGAACCCCATGACAATGACCATCGAGAAACGACAAGCAATCGAACGGCGCATCGTGCGCAAGCTGGTGGCCGACGCCCTCAAGGCGGGCTACGCCCTGAGCGTCAACGACGGCGGCGAGGAGCTGGCCATCACTGACTCGCGCGACGCCAAGGCCGTGCTGGCGGCCCTCATGAATACCGACGAGGACTACCTGATCCTGCGCCAGGGCGAGGACAAGGGCTGGGTCCGCCTCGTGTACGGCAACGACGGCTGGGACGTCATCTGCGACTGCACGCTGAACCTGGAGGACGTGCTGGCCGGTGTCGAGGCCCTGGCAGATCAGATCGAAGAACGGGAGGGCCGGTAGCATGGACGCCACCTACTGCGTGGTCCGCCGCTCCAATCGCAACGGCGGCTACTCCACCATCGCCAGGGGCATCCCGTCCCTGGCCGAGGCCGGTGAGCTGGCCCTGCGCCTCTGCTACCTCCAGGAAACCGAGCTGGGCGGCAACGACGAATTCATTGCGGAGGTCGAATAATGGTCGCCTACGAATGGGTAGTTGAAACCCTCCAGGGCGAGGAGCGCGATATCGTGGACCTCGACCACTTCGACCACCTGCCCGAGGCCCTGCGTTGCGCCCAGGAGCTGCGCGCCGAGGGCCGGGTGGTGGACGTGGCTCTCACCCGCAATATCTGGAACGATATCGACGGCGACCTGGACGACCGGCAGTACGCCTACCTGGAGGACGGCCTGCTCCCCAAGGCCTTCGACGGCGGCACGAAAGTGCCCCTCTCCTTCCTGCACGAGGCGGCCCTCCTGGCCGCCCAGGAGGCCAAGTAAACATGGCCGCCAGGATCTTCCCCGGCTGGACCGTGCAGCGTGGCCCCGGCGGGTGTGGCGGCCTCTGGACGCACACCTCCGGGTGGCACGTGGAGCACTGCGGCCACCCTACCGCCAACTGGCCGTATTCCCTCTGGCATCCCTCCCAGGCCTTCACCGTGGTCAGTCACAACGGCATGGGTTTCCGGGCCGTGAAGGAGGCCCGCGCTATCGTCGAGGCCATCGCCCAGGGCGACCTCGCCATCACCACCGGCAACTGCTGCCCGGGCATCGCCCGCACGCCCGGGCGGACCGCTATGGGCTCCGCGATTCCCGAGGACCAACACGCCTACTGGGGCCGCATGCAGGGCGTCTGGACCAAGCGCGGACTGGCCAAGAAGAAGCGCGCCGTGCGCCCCCAGGAGGCCGTATGACGCGCCTGGAATCGGGCAGGCCGGTGCGGCGTGAGACGGCGGTCTGCTACAAGGGCCGCCCGCTCCTGATCGAGCTGTATCCCGGCCACCTGACGCTCCGCGAGAAGGGCCGCCGCTTCCGCCTGGACGTGGACTACCGGACCGTGCTGGACCTCGCGTTCAAGATGCTTCACAAGGCCGCCGCCGCCGAGCGGGCGGCTAAAAAGAGTTCCAGGTCCGGTAAGCGATAAGGCATGAATCGCAGGGGTAAGTCAATAGTGTTTTCAAGATATTTTCAGAATCTGTCAAGTGCCTGCCGCATATTTATTTTCCCAATGCCAGCAGGCACTTGGCTTAGTGGCCGCCCCGGCCATTTGACAGCTATAGTCCATGCCAAGGTAAGCTAGTCCCAGGAGAAAGCAACCCCATGACGCAGACAACGACGACGACGACGAAGGGCACGGTGATCGGGACCTACCGCATGCCGCGCCAGGGCGGCCAGCCCTCGGTTACCCTGGCCTGCACGCTGTACAGCGACCGCGTGGAGATGAGCGGCGGCCAGGGCGGAAGCTACGCCATCCCCGGCACGGCCTGGGACCGCAAGCGCGTGGCCGCCCACTGGGCGGGCTACGTGTCCAACTGCATGGGCCGCACGGTCAAGCCCGCCGCCCTGCGCTTCGCCCAGGAGGCCAAGTAACATGGCCATCACATGGACCATCACAGAACGAGCCACCATCGATAACGCCAGGGCCGCCCTGGCCAACCGCATCGCGGACCTGCCCATCTGGGTCCGCTGGTATCGCACCTTCGACAACCCGCACGGCGGCGGGCCATTCGGCAAATCGAAGGAGTACTGCACCGTGGAGCTGGTGGGCGTGACCGCCAAGCGCCTCACGGTGCGCGACGGCAAAAGCACCTGCCACGTCGATCCCAAGTCCTGCTACTTCGCTACCCGCCAGGAGGCCAAGTAGCCATGACCGCCCCCATGATCGACACCCAGTGGCTCACGCGCTACGGCGCGCCCCACACCGGCGGCGTCCACGCCGTGGATCTCGCCAGGGGCACCGCCAAGCACTACACCCAGGAGCCCTGCACCCGTTGCGGCGGGGCCGGTGGCTGGCGCGGCTGGCCCGGGTTCACCTGCTACCGGTGCGCCGGTGACCGCTTCGAGCCGGTCGCCGAGGTCACGGTCTACACGCCCGAGGCCCTGGCCAAGCTCAACGCCGCCCAGGCCAAGCGCAACGCCACCAAGGTGGCCAAGGCCCAGGCCGCCGCCGCCGTCGCCCAGGAGGCCGCCGCCGTGCGCTTCCAGGCCTTCCAGGAGGCCCGCCCGGCCCTGGCCGCCGGTCTTGCCCGCTACGCCACCGGGGACCGCTTCCTGGGCTCCATCGAGGCCCAGGCGCGCGACCGGGGCACGCTCACCGAGGCCCAGGAGGCCGCCGCCCTGCGCGCCATCGAGCGCCTGGAGGCCCAGGCCCTGGCGAAGGCCGCCAGCACGCACGTGGGCACGGTAGGCGAACGCCTGGAGCTGGTCCTGGTGGTCGAGCACACCATCCGCCTGGAGAGCAACCTGCCCGCCTTCTACCACGCCGCGCCGAGCACGATCTACCTCTGCCGCGACGCCGCCGGGAACCGGGTGGTCTACAAGGGCTCCGGGTCGCTGGCCGCCAAGGGCGAGACGGTCCGCTGCAAGGCGACGGTGGCCGAGCACGGCGAGCGCAACGGTGAGCTGCAAACGGTAGTGGCCCGCCCCAAGGTAATCGAAGTAATCGAAGGAAAGGAAAACTAACCATGACGAAGCTGAAAGACGTACCCGCCGCCCCGGCCTACCTCGTGTGCCACGATCTGCAGGACCGGGGCGCTATGGAGGTCTGGCCCATGTCGGACCTGGAAACGGCCCGTGACAAGGCCTTCGACTACAACCGCCGCCTGGACGAACAGTGCATCGACGGCTGCCGCTACGAGGCCTACACCGTGCTGCCGCGCCGCCGCGTGTGGAAGCTCCACCAGGAGGCCAAGTAGATGCCCTACGTCATCAGCGACGACCAATTTGCGCGCGTCCACGAAGTGCTCCAGGACGTGACCGGCCTTGCCTCCTGCAATTGCTCCGGCGAGTGCCAGTCCGACTGCACGTACTCGATGGCGGTCGCCCTCCTGGGCGAACTCGACGCCGCCGCGCCGGTCCGCCTGGACGCCGCCTACGACTTCGTGGAGGACGAGCTGGAACGCCGCCGCACCGGCCTGTTCGCGGACGAAGACCCGTACATCGCCGAGGCCGAGGCCGCCCTGGCGGCGATCACCAAGGTAATCGCGGCCCGCTAGAATTCAGAGAGAAAAGGAAACCCCATGACAAACATCAAACGAGTACTCGACAAAGACACGCTGTACAGCCCCGGCAACGGGCGCGACTACATCAAGACGCCCGAGGGCGAGATCTTCTCCATCAACGGCCTGTACTGCGACGCGGACGGCACGTTCAACCGCTGGGGCCGCCACGTCCAGATCATCGACATTCGCTGGACGGTGGTCATCTGGCGCGACTGCTACGTGGGCATGAACGCGGACTTCAGCTACAAGACCGAGCGCCGTCTCGTGTTCAACGGCGACGCCCGCGACGAGGAGATCCTGGCCCACTACGGCTACCGCATGGAGCGCGACGCGGACGGCTTCGAGAACGTCCTGCCGCTCACCCAGGAGGCCAAGTAATGGCACGCCTCAAGACCCACGCCAAGCGGGCACTCTCCTACGATCCTCAGACCGTGGGCACTGTCTGGACACTCTGCCACGCGCATGTGCCCCAGGCCCAGATTGCGGCCTTCGAACCCACCTGCAAGAAATGCCTCGCGTCCATCAAGTGGAGCGAGGAGAACGAGCGGGACTGGCAGGCCCGCAAGGCCGCCCAGGAGGCCCGCCAGGAGGCCGCCGCCCCGCCGGTGGAGCCCGAGGCCCCGGCGGCCCAGGAGCCCGCCCAGGAGCCCCAGGAGGCCGCCTTCCCGGCGGCCTGCCCGGCCTGCGGCAATATCATGGGCCTCTGCACCTGCGAGCCCGCCCAGGAGGCCGGTACGCGACGCTACCGGGTCTACCTGCACTCCATCAACCTGTTTCGCGGCGAGGGCGTCAACACGCTCTACGACGGCGACGACGAGACGGCCATGTATGCCATCGTGTCCGCCATCGAAGTCACGCTGGTGGTCACCCACGGGACCGCCGAGATCGAGATCGAGGAACGCTTCGTCCAGGGCCGCACCATCACGGGCCGCTGGAGCCGGTGGATCGACTACCAGGAGGGCCGCCGCGACGACATGGGCGACCAATCCCAGGCCCAGGAGGAGGAGTAAACCATGAAGACCATCACCACTCTCTACCGGCCCGCGACCAGCGCACGCGGGGCCAAGATCGCCGCCCACGATGGCGACCGCAACCGCTACGCCCAGGCCTGGGACTACGAGCTGGACACCCAGGCCAACCATGACGCCGCCGCGCGCGCCCTTTGCATCCAGATGGGCTGGACCGAGCGCGACCTCGTGAGGGGCGCGACCAAGGACGGCTACGTGTACGTGTTCTATACCCTGGACGCGCGCCTGCACTTCACCGCCGCCGAGCACGAGGCCGCCATCGAAACCCGCCGGGCGCGGGGCCGCCGGATGGCCAAGCAGCTCTTCAATGCGTTCGAACAGAAGTAATCCATCGAAAGGAAACCAACCATGACAGACCAACAGATCACCAGCCGTTGCAGCCACTGCGGCGGCACCAAGAAAGAGCACGCCCGCCTCAAGCCGTGGAAGTGCAACACGCCTCTCAGGGACACCGTCTGGACGCCCTGGGACACCGAGACGTATGCCGCCGCCCTGGAGGCCGCCCGGGAGGCCGCGCCGGTCACTGCCGCCACGATGGCCCAGGAGGCCGCCGCGCCCCAGGAGTTTGACCTCACACCCAACTTCGCGCGCATGTTCCACGGCTTCGTTCGCGAGGCAGGCCTCACCGGGGCCACGTTGACCAGCGGCATCAAGGCCGCCACCGGCCACGCCGCGATCCTGCGCGCCGTGCAGGCCTACCTCGCGCCGGTCACCGTCGCGATCAACTGCGCGACCAGCGTCGCCGAGATCGAGCAGGTGCGCACCGTGATGGCGGACGTGCTGGCCCGCGTGGACAAGGCCGCCAGCGAGGCCGAGGCCCTGGCCGAGGACCAGGAGGCCACCGCCCAGGAGGTCACCGAGGCGGACGTCCACAACCTGATCGCCCGCGCCGTGCAGGGCATCGCGGGCGTGACCGTCTCCCAGGACGGCACGCCGGATGACCCGTCGCTGTTACTGGAATTCGCCAGCGGGCAGGCTTTCTTCATTCACACCCAGGAGGACGAATAACATGTGGATCAGAGTCGATGACGACAAGGCCGCCGCGCTACTTGCGGTGGCCACCACCGAGCCCGCCGTGCTGCACTTCCAGGAGCGCGTGCGCCACTACCAGGAGGCCTGCGACGCCAAGGTGGAGGCCCGCTTCCGCGAGGCCGCCGTGGAGTTCGCCCGCGAGGGCGAGTTGGAAGTGGACCACGATGCCTGCGTGAGCATGGGCGACGCCGCCGGGGCCTACGTGATGGCGTGGTGGTGGATCACCAACGAGGAGGCCGGGTTTCCCGGCCAGGAGGGCACCGGGTCCGAGGAGCTGAAGCTCCGCCAGTGGGCCGTCAACTGGGACAACGGCGCGAACGCCAGCGGCACGTTTCCCGAGCGGTACGCAACGGAGGCCGCCGCCGAGGCCGCCGCCGCCGACTGGGAAGCGGACATGGGCCTGGAAGACCCGGCGGGCGACTACAGCGCCGAGGCCATCGAAATCGAGGAGGAGAACTAACCATGACGAAAATTGCTCTCACTGACGCAATCAAGGCCCGCCGCGCGGCCCTGCGTACCCTGCGCGGCATGGCCCGCCGGGCCGAGATCGACACCGAGCAGCTCTACAGCGCAATGGGCGATATCACCTTGTGGGGCGACGACACCCACGAGGATTTCGGCGACCTGCACACGGTGGCCGCCCAGGTCCGCATGCTGTACGACGAGGCGACCTCGCGCCTGGGCGACGACGAAGGATTCAAGCTGGCCGCCAAGGCCATACAACTTGCGAAGGAGGAAAACTAGCTATGACGTTCCTGACTGACGACGGCTACACGCTGCACTACGATACGGCGTATGACGTATGGACAGACGGCGACCTGGAGTTCGCCGCCTCCGCCCAGGACGGGTGGCCGGAAGGCACGACGGGCCGCCTGAAAGGGGCGGTCCTGTACGACGGCAGATACCTGATGACCACCACCGCCAAGATAATCGAATTCACAGAGCAGGTCGCCCGCCTGCACACCGAGCGCGAGACGCGCGGCGGGTTCACCCAGGAGGATGCGTGCCAGACCATCAACGGTCTGATCAAGGACGCCCGCAAGACTACCGGCATCGAGCCGGGCTACGACGACGTGTACTGCGTCACTTGCGGCGAGGACATGGCGAACTGCGATTGCGAGAAGCCCGGCCCGTGCCTGACCTGCGGGACCCGGTGCGACGACGAGGGCATCTGTCCGGTCTGCGTGGGCCTGGAGCACGCCGAGGAGCTGGTCCGCGAGGCCACTGCCGAGGCCGTCAAGGCCGGTCTGAGGGGCAAGGTGCCCGCCGCCACCCAGGCGGCCCTGCGCAAGGCCTACGCGGCCCGCACCAAGGCCCTGGAGGCCGAGGTGACCTCCTGCCGCAAGTGTGGCGCGCCCCTCAACCTGGGCGACCTCGTGAGCGGCGAGGCCTGCGTGGATTTCGGCGAAGGAGCCGAGGCCGGAAACGTATTTATTTATTGCAGCCACCGCTGCATGGAGAACCACTAACCATGACGAAAAAGACGAAGTACGAGACGCCGCGCAATGAGCGCACGGTGATGGCGACGGGCCGCTTCTGCGCCCTCTGCGGGGCGGACGAAGGCCTGCCGCATCACGATGAGCAGTACAAGCTGATTGTGACCGCCCTGGAGTTTCACGATGGCGTGCTGCACTGCCAGCCCTGCTTGGCGGGCTCTCTGGAATCGGAGAACCCCGCCGAGTTTCTCCTGGCCGTGGCCGCGCGCAGGCAGACCGAATTCTGGGAGGCCTTGCGCGCCCTGGAGCTTGAGCTTGGCTTCGACGTAGAGGATAACGAGGACCTGAGCAACATGACCGTGGAGTACCTGCGCGAGGCCGCTGGTGAGAACGACGACCTCGACGAAGAAGAAGCCGCCTGCCGCGAGATCGTGGACGAGCACAAGGAGGGCAAGTGACCATCGCCATCGAATTGCTGTACCCCTTCCTGGAATCCAGGGGCATCAGCCTGGAACAATTAGAGGTCGTGGAAGACGGCCTGGAAGAGCTAGGGGCCGTGCTTACGCTGGCCCCCGGCACGGCGACGCTGATTCACCGTGACGCGATCCTGGAGGCCCTGAAGACCATTGACGACTACCCCTGGAAGGGCGAGAGCCCGCGTGAGTTTCGCGAGTGGCTGCAGGCCGAGCTGAAGACCACCGGCGTGCGCTACTGGCTGGTAGGCGCGGACACGTTGCCGCTGGAGGTGGGCGCATGAAGGCCCCCTACTTCGTTCGCGTGGACGACGGCGGCCACCGGCCTTACCCGGTGTACGAGGGCACTGCCCGGGCGGCGGCCTTCAAGGCCCTGGTGGCCGTCGAGCGCACGCTCTACGGCATCCTGGGCACCGGCACGGTGACCACCAACGTACGCGGCAAGGTCGAGCGCCTGGAGTGGAACGAAGGCTGCCCGCCGGAGGGCTCCACCTTCCAGGCGGCAGAGTAAACTGAAAACGGAGAAACACCCCATGACGCAACTGCAAAAACTGATCGGGGCCGCTATGGCGGCCCCCACCGCCGCCGCGAGACTCGCGGCGTTTTGCCGTATAGACGGCGCGGGCCTGCCCGGCGTGGCGGCCCTGCGCCTTCGCCAGGAGCGCGTACGCAAGCGCCTGATGGCCGCTACGAGGCCCCAGGAGCCCGCCGAGGCCCCCAGGTGGGTCCCGCGCACCCGGCGATTCCCCCAGGCCGTACGCGACGCCTGCCGCGCCCACGAGAGCGGCGACACCCGCCGGGGCCTGTTGCTGGCCTACAGCTACCACCGGCATATCACGCCGCTGTTCGCCAGCTCCAGGGCCGAGATCGTGTGGGGCCGCGCGCCCGTGCCGGTGACCGACTGGCACGCCTACAGCAAGAGCTACGGTCGCCCGGCGAACTACGTCAACGCCGCCTACGAGGTTGGCTACACCGCCGGTGAGCCGGTGGTGATCCTGCATTCGGCGCGCGGCAAGACGCTCCAGGTCCCGCTGGTGCCGGGGGCGGACTACAGCCACCCGAGCCTCCTGGACGGCGACCTCTACGCCATCGAGAAGCGGCCCGGCATCGTACTGCGCTACAGCCTGAAGGACGGCATCACCGGCTACGCGGTCCACTATCCCACCACCCAGGGCCTGGAGGCCTACTGGGAGCACGGCGCGACGCTGGACGAGTGCCGCCGGGAACGCGAACGCAAGCTGGCCCTGGCGCGCGTCGCCCAGATCCAGGGCCGGGCCGCGCGCAAGGCCCGCCTGATCGCCCGCCTCTGTGGAGCCCTCACCTGCACCGTGGACGACGCCAGGGCCGTGGGCTACTGCCGCGCCGGTATCGATGCGTTCTGCGCCCGCTACGGCCTCCTGGGCGGGGCCGCCACCGTCACCCAACTGCGCGCCACCCAGGATGCCCAGGTCGCCCGCGTGATCGAGCAGGCCGCCCGCCGGGTGGCCACCCAGGAGGCCCGTGGCTAAAGCGCCCCACCTGCACCCAGACCAATCCCCCGAGGAGATGGCCGCCCAGGCGCGCCTGATGGCGGCCCGCCGGTGGAGGGGCACCACGCTAGAGGACCGCCGCGCGATCCTGGCGGCGGCCACGGCGGCCCGCTGGCAGGGCACCACCCCCGAGGAGCGGAGCGAGGCCCTGCGCCTCGTGGGCGCCCACCGGCGCCCCGGCAGGCGGGCGCCGGTGGACCCGAGCGCGCCCCGGTGCGGGTGCGGGCGGATGACGCTGGCCCGGGCCGAGGCCCGGGCGGACCGCTCCGGCACCGGCCTCGGCCACGCCGCGGGCTGCCCCTTCTACCGCCGGCAGCGCCGCCCCGGGAAACGGCGCCCAGTGAGTGGACAAAAGTAATCCATCTATCGAGTGGACAAAAGTAATCCATCTGCCATTTTCGAGTGGACAAAAGTAATCCGATTGCCTCGCCGGAATTTCCCCCGGCGGGGCAATTTGCAATTTACGGGCTGATTCGGGAATTCGGGAATTAACATACTGATTCGCTGATTCGAGAGATTTAAATTCCTTGCAATTGATTGGGCAATCGTTATATTGCTAGTACAAACCCCATGAAACAAGACGACCTAACCGAGAACGACCTGCAGTGTCTGAAGATGGGCCGGGCTGTTATGCTCACCGGCTTGAGGCTCGCCACCGATATCCTGGCGGAGCAGATCGCTATTGTCGAAGGACAATTGCACGCCGCCGCCAATGGCCATGACGATGGCAAGATCAAGATGAGCATGCAGCGCACTATGGCCAAGATCGGGCATCCCCTGCCCGAGCTGCCGGCGCCGGTGGTGAAGCGTAAGCGAGCGGCTAGTGGCTACTGGGCCAAGATGACGCCCGAGGAGCGCAAGGCCGAGATGAGCCGGCGCTATCAGATGCGCGGTAAGAAGAAGTCTCGTAAGCGCCTGGTCCAGCCTAATCACCCGCGCAACGCGGACCATCCCAAGCACGCAGAGTGGCTGGTGAAGATGCGGGTCGCCAACCGCGCCAGCTGGGACCGAATGACGCCGGCCAAGCGCCGGGCTCGCGCCCAGGCCGCGGTGACCGCGCGTGTAGCAAAGCAAAAGCCCAAAGTAAAGATGGAACAATCATAAGGAGAGACGATTCACAATGAGCTTGTCTTTATCGCAACGTCAGTACCCGATGCTAAGAGCCTTCGTCGGCGGCATCTCGATGTCTATCGAGCAGGCGCAGCACTATGATCAACGGCCCTTCAGGAGTATGCTCCTGCGCGGCTGGGTCGCCTATCGCCCGGGCAGGGGTTTTCATATTACGCCGGAAGGACGCAAGGCTCACGATCTCTTTCATAACACCGAGATCACGCGCAAGAATATGCACGCGCCCTTGACGAGCTACTTCGATCCGTTGGCCTACAACATCAAGCAGGTCGAGAAGCGGCGCACCCAGCTGCACAAGGTGGCTTAAGGTGCGGCGCTTTACAGACGACGAAGCCGCGGAGCTGGAGCGTTGGCTTGACGGGAATGCCAAAGAGATCCTGCCAAAGATGAAAGCGTCGAGGTTTTGTATGGTCCCCCTATCGCCGGACGACATCGACCCTTACCTGGCGTTGCAGGTCGGCATGGCGTTGCTCCTGGACAAGCCGCTCGTCATCATAGGTCTGAACAATGCCTGGATTCCCGAGCGCGTGCGCCAGTTGGCCGATCTGGTAATCGAAGGATCGTTAAAAGATCCGGCCACCGCGGACCGCGCCAGGGCGGCCATCCACGCACTTCTCAAAAAGCAGGAGCAAACTCAATGAGCGCCATACTCACCCGCGAAGATCTGGATGCCTCGGGCTGCGACGACCCTGGCTGCACCCACGATCACAGCATCCTCTACCTGCACTCGCAGTGTCACCCCGACCACGGCGTCACCGCCCGCTATGACAAGCGCCAGGGCCTGGTTATCATATGTTGTCTCGGCTGCCATGTCGAGGTCGTACGGATCGCGCCGGCCTCCAGGACCGGAGGCCGGTCCACGTGGCCTCACGCGGGGAAGCCGCAGTGACTACCGAAGAGCTGGTCCAGGCCTTAGAGGAATCCAAGGCGGAAACCGCGGCCTGCCTGGAGTTCCTTGCAAAACGAGATGGAGTGGGAGTGCTTCAGGATCGAGATGCTGTACTTCGATCAACCGGACAAGCTCAGTGCCAGTGAGAGGAACGCGGAGAAGCTGAAGACGTACCTTAAGGAGAAGGGGCACGGCATCAAGTTATTACAGGAACTATATACGCTGAGAAGGCTATTGGAGATTAGCAATGAAGAAGTGGTGGTTCTCCTGCAAAAGCTTCACGGTCCAGGTGGAGACTGACGACCGCCGCGTCATCACCAAGGCGGCGCCCATCGTGAAGAAGTTTATAGGCCAGCCGCTGGAGAACCTTGAGCGGTGGCAGCAGGTGAGAGCCGTACCTTTGTATCAGCAGGACAAGGAGCAGGATGCCGCGACTGATTGACGACATGCGGGCGCCCAACGCCCGCTGGCAGAAGCCGTTCTTCGTGGCGCCGGACAAGGCCCCAGAGTGGCGCCGGATGGTCGAGCGCGTCCACGATATCCTGCGCGACCAGGCGCTGCCGGTGCTGTTGATCGACAACGTGGCCGATTACTACTACGCCAGCGACCAGGAATACTGGGACCTGCGCAAGGACTTTCCTAACCTTGCGCCGCCGTATCCGGCCTTCTGGTGCGAGTCGAAGATGGCGCGCAAGATCCACAGTAAGGAGTGCGGCGACACCGACATGGCGGCGTTCATTCCGCATGGCCGCATCGGCGCCCTGATCCACGGCCTGGACCCGAAGGGCTGCGTCGGCGAGGGCATCCCCGAGAACACCAAGTGGATCTTGTGGTGCGAGCTGTTTATCGATTACGGCGAGCGCGATGCCACCGTCACCGGTCCGCATGGCTCGATGTTTATGTGTGTCGATGCCGAGGGCGCGATCATCGGCACGCCCTGGACCCAGTCGCTGGCCAGCGACAAGGACACCGCCTACGTCCGCGCCTACCACACCTTCCTGCACCCGGCGTATCTCGCCATGAGCTTCCTGCACTGCAAGAACGTCACCGTGGTGGACCAGGCGGTCCCCAAGCCGCTGGCCAAGAAATATGCCGCGCGCCACGGCGTCCAGCCAACCAGGTACAAGACCCTGGTCATCGAGCCCCTGAAGAAGATCCTGAAGCACGAGGGCGGCGCCCACGAGCACCGCAATATCCAGAAGGCCCTGCACATCTGCCGCGGTCATTTCAGAGACTATAGAGAGGGCCGCGGGTTGTTTGGAAAATACCACCAGCTGGTGTGGACGCCGTCTATCGTGCGTGGCAGCAAAGGCAAGGAGGCGCCGCCACGGGAGATCGAGGTCAAGCTATGAAAATAGGAATCCCGAAGGCGGTCAAAGTCCTCCGGCTAAACCTCGGTCTTGATCAGCAGAGCTTCAGCAAATTGCTAAAGCTAACGAATGTCACAATATCCAACTATGAGCAGGGGCATTTCGTGCCCAGCACTACGAATCTGATAAAGCTGGAGTATTTCGCGCGGGCCGCCGGATTCACGGATCTCGCTGCTATTTTTCGCAAGGCCTGGAAGGCTAGAGTGAAGATATGAAAGAGAACAGCAAAGATGTCGCTGCCGCCGTGATGCGCGAGGTGATGAGGCGGCGTATCGACTATAGCCAGCATGATTATGTCGCGGAGCGGACCAAGCTGATTGCCGAGTGGCGCGCGGCGCACCCGGAGTGCGCTAGTGAGCCGCCCAGCAAGGTCCACCACACTCTCGATCAAATCCAGAAAGGCCAGATCGACAAATTCGAACAGCCCGAGATCTGGGAGAACGACGTCTACCAGGTGACCGTGCGCCGCTGGACCAGTGATCGAATATTCGGGACGCGCGGCGGCATGATCCAGATCGGCATCAATGCCCTCGACGGCACGGCCCGCCACGACTGGCGCGAATTCCAGATGATCAAAAACCAGATTGCCGGCGACGAGTGCGAGGCCTTTGAGCTGTACCCGGCGGAATCGCGATTGATGGACCCGAGCAACTACTATACCCTCTGGTGTTTTCCAGGCCTCAAGCGGATTAAGGTTGGCATTGACGAAGGCCGGCGAGTGTTTGATGCCGACGAGGCCATCGCGCCACAGCGTGGGTTTGAAGTGAAACGCCAGCCGCGGGGGACGCACTTTGAGCCGAGTGTCCATGGCACGCATTGCAGACACTGCGGGCAAACTTACGATCAGCACAAGGCCTATCCGCATGGCGAATGCCAGGATGCATTCCGGCAGGGTTCGTGACCACCGAGGAGCACCGCCAGCGGCACGTCGGGCTGCACCTGGCGCTCGATGAGCTGGTGGCCGACTGGGCGCGGCATCAGCCACACGACGGCAGCAAGCTATATTCCAACACCACCATCATGGAGCTGATCGAGTGGAGCTATCAGCAGACCCAGGAGCCGGTGCCGGACGTCCAGAAATAGTACAATCACACCGAGGTCTTCCACTCCATGGCCAACAAGAGAGAAAGCGACGTCCTGGACCACCCGAGCGCCAAGGGCGACGTTGATTTGATCGATCCCAAACCCAGGCACCCGGTGCTCGCCGCCGCCCTGGACGCCATCACGCCCCTGGCCGTCTCGGGCGTCAACGATCTGCAGCTCGATCCCGACGCGGTCATAGGCACGCGCTTTACCGGCCCGGTCATGAGCGGTGCGCCAGAGGACGGCGCCGCCGGCGTCGCCGTGCTGCACAAGCGGGCCAAGATCACCTTCGCCCACGGCAACTTCTCGGTGCCCGTCCGCTTTCCGGCGAGCACTATTCTGCTCAACTACATCATCCAGATTCAGCAGTCCTACAACGGGACCACGCCCAAGATCAACCTGGGGAACACGCTCAACGGCGTCGATATCGTGAGTACCGATGTGAGCGTGGCACCGACGCAGGTGTTTGGCAATTTCGGCATCCTGGGCAGCACCTGGACCATCTATCTGTCGCAGGTGGTGACCGGCGCCACTACCGGCAAAGCCACCGTGATGATCACCTACTCGGTCCCGGCCAGGACATTGCCGGACTAAGTGGAGGTAGTGATCGAGCCCGATGCGGAATTGACGCGCGCGGGCAATGTGCTCGCGGTCAACGGCGTCCGTCTACTGACTATCGACGGCGTCGCTACCGTGGGCCTATGGAGTGACCTCGACGGGCCGCACATCCGGGCGGCCCTGGCACGCTTCCACTCGGGCGACTGGCCGGTGGTCTACCTCGACGGGCCGGGCATTCCAGACGAGTACAAGGGCCGCGTCCCCCTGGGGCAGCCGGTGCCGCTGGAAGTGGTCCAGGCGATGTTAGATGCCGGCGACGAGTGGCCCTGGGTCGTCCGCGACCGGCTCCTCCTCGCCATGAAGTGGAAGCCCCGGGTCCGGGTCTATGGCGTGTGAATAGTACCGGTCGCGCACGTTCACCACGAACAGCGGCGTGCCTGGGCCTACGTAGGCCCCGATGACGTTGAAGTCGATGTACTCGTAAGCCTCGTCCTCGTCCATGCCGTCGCGCTTGACCAGGATCTCGGCGCACTTGTCGTAGTCGTAGCAGGCCACCGGCTGGCGGCAGGCGCCGACCACCCAGCCCACGAGCGCGTCTTCGAAGCCGTCGGCGAGCAGGATCTCGTCGCCGCCATCGGCCATTTGGTTTAACTCATCCAGAATTTCTTGTGTCGTCATGGTGGGTGTACCAAGGGGGCGGGCTGCCCCGCCCCACACATTCCTTCAAATTTATTTGGGTTGCGCGAGGTCCGGTGGCTTGGGTATCCAGGCCCAGATCGGCGCGTGTGGTTTATCTCCGGGGCAGCCATGCACCGGCATTCCATAGTCGGGATCGGTGGCGACCCAGCTCCCGTCCGGCAGCTCGTTGCCCGGCGTGGCCGGCGGACCCGAGGGGAGTCCGTTATCGGGGCCGAGAATGAAACCCCACAGCGGCGGCTTTCCGAATCCCGGGTCAATCGGTTCCCAGTGACCGCCGCCCCAGATGTGCGGAGGGCTGGCGGGCGGCAGCTCGTTGCTCGGGATGACCGGGCGGCCCGGAGGTTTCACTGGGTCGTTGTCGATGCCGGGGCGCATCGCCCAACGGATCAGCGCGCCCCAGATGTGGCCGCCACTGCCGCCGGGCAGGCTGTTGTCGGGGCGACCGCCACCATAGACCGGTCCGCCGCCGGGATGCGGGAAGGTGGGGATGCCGTACCCCGGGTCGCCTGCCCATGACGGCGGAGTAACGCCGACGCCATAGCCGGGATCTGTACGCTCGGGCTCGGTGACATTCACCCAGCCGGAAATGTGTCGCATTGCCATTCGTTTGCTCCTCATATTGCGGTTAGTAGTAAGCCACCGGCGTGCGCCGGGG